CAGAGAGCGATACTCCGTAGTAGCCGCCGGTGCAGTAATTGCCAGCCACGATGCTATTGGTCAGCGGCACGATAGACGGGAGCGCACCAGACGCAAGCCACTGTGTGCGGGTTACTCCGTTGAGCGTGCCGTGTAGCTTGATGCAGACTGGCGAATGCTTGTCTTCGTGTCCATGTGCTGTGATGTGGTTGGAGATGATCCGAATGTTGTCGCATGTATCCACAAAGGAGACTGCATGCCCACGGGTGATGCCAGTGAACTTGCAGTTCTGGATTGTCACGTTACGGCAGTTGATGCCGTAGAACACACCTTCCTGGTTGTCTGCGAGAGACTCACACGCGAACTCGATATCGGACACGGTCAGATCAAAATGCGTCTGGTTGCGGATCAGGAATCCTACGCGCGTGCCGGTTCTCCCGCGCATCACGACTTTGGTGCCGGGTGAGCCACGTAATGTGCGGCATTGGCCATTGCCGATATCGATTTGGTCAGTGATCAGGTAATTGCCGGTGGCCAGCTCCACATTTGTGTTGCTGGCCACCGCTGACCTGATCGCGGCGGTATCGTCACCGCCGGATGGGGTCAGTTTCATATCACGTTACCGGGATGTCTTTCTTGAGTGCCACCAGAGAGATGATTGCCATGATATCTGGGATTGGTTTGCGCGCGGTTCCCGGGCAGTGGATTGGCAGCCGCACCAGGCGGTTGGGGATGTTCGTACCGAACACGAACGACATACCCGTACCGAGTGGTACTGCACTGGATTCTGCCATAGGGCCTGCAAATCCGTCCAGCGTGCCCTGAGTATCCTTCAGGTAGACCGGTTGCGTGGATGAATTCATCGCGACCAGTTCGCACTTGTACATGCCTGCTTCAGGGATATACAGCACGAAGTTATCAGCCGCTTTGAGTTGCGGCCACGCAAACTTGATAGTCCCGTAGTTGGATTTGTACAGAGTACCGAGCGGTTGCAGAACTTCTCTTGCCGTGGTTGCACCGGCAGAGCATCCACGCCATTGCAGTACGCCGATGATTTGCCCTGGGATCGTTCCAGACGGAGAAGCAGCGCCGCCATCACCGCCCCGCGGAATCTTCTTAATTTCCTCGTCGACATATTTCTTTGTCGCAGCGTGGTTGTCAGCAGTCGGTGCGGCCAGGTTGATCACATTGTGGTTGCCTGCATCCACGTTGCCGGTGAACGCCGTCGAGCCGTCCTTTTTGACGTATGCCTTCAGGTCGGTTTTCCGCTTGACACTCGGGAAAGTGCCTTCGGGAATCGCCAGCATGAAGCACTCGATGTCATTGACGTTGGTGCTGTTCATGGACGAGTTGAACATCACCCGGGTGAGGTTGTTGTTCACCGTCGCCTGCGGTTCAGCCCAGTAGCCATCGTTGCCCGGCCAGTGCTTCAGGCGATCAGAGTCAGCCCAAGCAAGTACTTTGTATTTCGGGCTTGCCTCGAGGCTGATCGTAAACACTTTGCGGTGGTACCACTGCATCAGAGGTTTGTTCCGCAGATTATTTACTTCGGTGTCGCTCCCCAGATGCTCCTGATATGTCGAAACAACCACATATCCCGGGGCATCATAGGCTTTGCCAGAGATGTGGTAGGCCGTCGCCGTGCCCTGATCGTACATGTACAGCAAGTTGGTGCGCACACCGGTTTCCAGATCGGCCATGAAGATTTGGCCGTTGGTACCGGTGTAGTCCGCGGCCACATAGACTTCGCGACCATCTTTGGTGATGGCGATATCGCTGTGCTCTGACTGAGTGTGGAGCTTGATGTACGGATCGTTGCCCGTAGCCGCCGGGTGTTTATCCGTCAGGTTGCGGGTATATGCACGTGTGCCGAGAGGCTCGTTGTAGGCCCACGAGACGATCGCGTATTTGCCACTGGGAGACATCGATGTGTGGTCGGGTTTCACCGTCGCGTTCATGTGCGCGATGAACTTGTCTTCCACACGGTCATATACGACGATGCCGCGGACTTCGTAGCCCACAGTCTCGATGATCCAGCACCAGTAGCGACCGTCACGTGACGGAGAACCTTCCGACTTGGTCCAGCAGCGCCCAGCATCAGGCCACCACGCTTTGAGGCGCTCTTGCAGCTCATACGTCTTGACGACTTTGTGGGTCTCGACGTTGATCTCGTACAGCTTGCACCCCTCGCCATATGGAGGCAGCGCCCACAGGATATTGGGATCGCTCTCGGACCAGATGGGTTCGCAGTCGGTCGCCATGCTCGGCAGCGCGTCACCGATCGGCTTCAGCGTCTTGGCATCATTGACGAACCAATAGCCGTCCTTGCGGTACGTCAGGAACAGGCTGTTGTCGGCGTTGAACGCATTGCGACGTGAGTAGTCGGAGCGATACGGACGCTCGCCAGCAGCGATCGCCTCTTTGTTGCGGGTGATTTTTGCGATTGGCGTGTTGTAGTACGGGGCGCGGATGGGCTTGTACTGTTCGAATGCCGGAGGATTCGTCAGCTGCGGAACCGGGTTTTCCGGGGCGTCTTTGAGCGTTAGACCGGCATTGACCAGCGAGGCAAACACCGTGTCATCGGGCTCCGGAGTGGCATCGCTACCGCCCGCAGGTCCAGGAGGGCCCATGGGGCCGGGGTCGCCTTTGGGGCCTTGTTCGCCGCGTTCACCCCTGTCGCCTTTCGGACCGGGTACCGGCGTGCCACTACCGCCTTTCGGCAGCTTTTTGATCTCCTGGTCAACGTACCACTTAGTCGCAGCGTCTTTGTCAGCCACAGGGTCCAGCAGATTACTGATGGCCTTTTGCTTGGCGTCGATACCGTTGGGCGTGAGCAGTTTTTCGCCGACTTGCAGGCCGTCGGCTTGGACGGACAGGCGGGAAACGGCGTTGTACTGGACAGAGGACATGAGGCCATTTGCCGTGGCTGACGCAAGGGTGGTTGTTCCACCGCCGCCTTGAGGGATCGCGGCGATTTTGGTATCCACATAACCCTTTGTGGCTGCATCGCGCTCATCGGTCGGAGTGCCGAGACCAGCGACCTTGTTGCCAGACATAGTGACTTCGCCGCGTACCGTCAGGCCGTCTGCAACCACAAGGCCACCGGGCACCGATGTCACTTTGGCGAGCTTGGCAAAGTCCTCTTTGGACATCAGGCCATCTACGCCGACACCGGCTTTGTCGATGACTACTGCACCGGTCTTACCGTTGACGGACTGCACTGGGGCGGCAGGGAGCGCTGCTACGGCTTTTGTGATGTCCTCTGTGGTCGCAGCCCCGACGTCTTTGGCCGACAGCACCACGGTACCGGTTTTGCCGTTTACGGACGCGACCGGGTGGTTGATGCCTGCGATTGCTTTACTGACGTCTGCGGCAGTCGCGGCACCGACGTCGGCGGCGCTCAGAGTGACAGCACCAGTCTTACCGTTGACGCTTTGTACAGGGGCTGCTGGCGCTGCCGAGATGGCGGCGATTTGCTCACGTACGAAGGCTTCGGTAGCGGCGCCCACATCAGCAGCAGAGAGGGTAACGGCACCGGTCTTGCCGGCCACAGATGTCACTGGATGAGTAATGCCAGCAATGGCCGTGGAGACGTCAGAAGCGGTCGCCGCGCCTACGTCGGCTGCAGACAGGGTAACTGCCCCAGTCTTGCCATTGACGCTCTGTACGGGCGCTGCGGGCGGCTGGATGGCGGCTACCTTGGCATCTACGTACTTCTTGTTGGCCGCATCTTCTGCGTCCTCTGGGTCGCCGACTCGGGTCAGTTTCGAGCCCGAGAGGATGGCGCCGTTGAGGATATCCAGCTTCGGGGTGATCTTCAGTGTAGTGCCCTCGAGCAGCATTGCATCCACGATCTTGTGGTGCTTGGCTGACATGAAGCCGGCTTCGGAGTCGGTGGCTTCTGCGTGCTGGTGGCTGACGGGGGCGGCGCCTATGTCTGTGTAGGACAGCGTGACGTCACCGGTTTTGGTGTTGACGCTGGTTACCTTCTGGGCGGGTATGGCGTTGATGGCCGTCTGGATATCGGCCTTTGTGGCTGCACCGACATCGCTGGCCGCCAGTGTGACTGCGCCCGTTTTGCCGTTGACTGAAGCCACGCCGACTGGGGTACCGCCTTGTCCGGTGATCTTGGCTGCCGCGATAGCGGAGTCAACATACGTCTTGTTGGCTGCGTGCGTGCCTTCGGTCGGCTGCTGCTCGATAGTGGCGCTGGGTGCGGTAATCGGGAGCGTAGACGAGAGCTTGCCGGCAACCACAGACAGGCCATCGATGACTCCAAACTTGTCAGCTGGGAAAAACCCGTTGACTTCGTTGGTCACGACGTTGTGTATGTGCTGCTGGGTAGCGGCACCTACGTCAGCGGCGGTCAGTTGCACGTTGCCAGTCTTGTTATTGACCGACTGCACGGGTGCTGCGGGTGCTGCAGGAATGGCCGCTATGGCGCTGTCAACGTACGCCTTGGTGGTCGCCCCTACGTCGTCAGCGGAGAGCGTCACGGCGCCTGTTTTGCCGTTTACCGAGGCCACAGGTGGTTCGACGATCTTGCCATCCACATAGGCTTTGGTAGCGGCGCCGACGTCGTCTGCGGACAGGGTGACGATGCCGGTTTTACCGTTGACGCTGGCGACACCTGCGGGTGTGCCTTGACCGCCAATTCTGGCTGCGGAGATCTGAGTATCTACGTAGCCTTTGGTAGCGCCGTGTGTGGCTGCAGTTGGTTCTGCGAGGCCGGTTAGTTGCTGATTATTGAGGTCAAGACCAGCCGTTGCCACCAGATGCTTTCGCACAGACAGGTCAAGGCCAGCAATAGCCAGAGAATCAACGACGGTGTACTGAGCCGCGGACATGAAGCCATTACCCGAGGCCGAAGCAAGCTGGTGATCGTGTAGCGCAGCTGCTGCACCCACGTCTGAATACGTGAGCGTAACGTTGCCAGTTTTGCCGTTAACCGTTGTTTGTGGTTGAGACGGAATGCGTGAAATTGCCTGCGATACATAGTTGGCATCGACAGCTCCAACATCAGATGCGGTGAGAGTTACGGCGCCGGTACGGCCGTTGACGGATGATACGCCGGCCACACCACCACCGTTGCCACGCGGAACAGCAGCGATTGCTGCATCTACGTAGCGCTTGGTGGCGGCCTGATCAGGCAGCGACGGGTCAGACAGGCCGGTAATGTGGTTGTTGTTGACGTCGAGGCCTTGGGACGCAACCACGGGGGTGGACACTTCCAGATGGCTGCCGTTGAACGAAAGCTTGCTGACGGCTTTCTTTTCCGCGGCAGTGATCATACCGTCGGTGGTTTCGGTGGCCAGCGGGGGCGTGTACGAGGCAGACAGTGCGCCTACGTCTTCGTGGGTGAGGGTGACATTGCCTGATTTGCCGTTGACCTTGGAGACGTATTGAGAAGGCGTGAGTCCGCTACCGCCGCCTCCACCGCCGCCGTGGGCTTGAAGGTATCCGACGGTGACAAACTCCCACTCGTTGGAACCGTCCGGGTGGTCGGTGCCCATGGCGTTGTAGATGATGGTGTTCTCGCCGTAGCGACCGATCGTGCGGTACCAGCGGCCGTCTTGCTTGGCGCGGTCGAACGCGGGCGCGTCTTCCTGGGCTATGCGTTGCTGCGCTGCCAGATACTCACGCATTACGTTGTCAGACATGATTTTCTCCTTGTTTGCTCCATAAAAAAAAGCCCCGTCGTGAAACGGGGCTTGCTGATTAGCTAAACATTAGAACTGTTTGCTGATCAGCCGGGCAATGCGAATTTCGCGACGATCTTTGAAGACACGCTGCCAGCTGTCTTCGTGAGACAGGTTGCCGGTGGTGTTGGCGTTGGTCGGGAAGTCGCCACCGCGATAGGCGTAGCCGACCGGGTGGAAGACCCACTCTTGGCGGTTGTAGAGGATCTCGCCGCCGGCGCCGTTACCGATGTCTTCCTTGCGCTCGGTAGCGACGGCGTTCATCGGCAGGTGGAAACCGAAGCGGATAGCGCCGCGGCCGAACAGCCAGGTTTCGAAAACGCCGGCATTCGACGGGGTGCGGGAGTCCATCAGTACCTGGGCGCCTTGGTAGGTCGGGACCGAGATGGCGGAGCCGTTGATCGACACGGGGATGAAGTCAATCAGGTTCTGCTTACGCATCTCGGTGTAGATGACCGGGTGCACGACGACCAGCGACAGATCGGACTGATGCGAGCCCATGGTAGCCTGAGCGTCGATGAAAGCCGAAGCTGAGAATGCGGCAGCAGCGCCGGTGCCGCCCGAGATGTTGTTGGTCATGTCGTTGAGCACGTGCTCGCCGGCGGTCGGGGCTTTGGCGTTGTCTGCAAAGACGCCACGAATGGAGGCGATCAGAGCGGCTTGCTGACGGGCCAGCCAGTAGTCGGAGGTGTACGACTGGATGGCTTGGGCGGGGTCTGTGCCAGCCAGAGCGGCAGCCAGATCCATGCTCGACCACGATTTATTGCGGGACAGACGCAGCTGGACTTCGTGGGCGGAAGTGATCTTGCTGTGCTGAGCCAGTTGAGACGGGTTATCGCTCGACACGCGATCATCGTCATCGGCGTCCAGCGGGTTGAAGCTGCGGCTATGGAACTTCAGACCGCCGCCGGCCAGCAGGGACGACAGTTCGGAATCGGCCACGACGGCGCCGGAGCGGATGAGGGAGTTATCCTCCATCGACATGCGACGGAGGTATGCATTGTAGATTTCCGGGACGATGACGTCCGAGATCTGGGTAGTTGCCATTTGCAGTTACCTTTGATTGAGTTTTCGACAGGCGCCGAAAACATCACGTCATGGCGCTTATAAGGAATATTACAAAAAAGCAATGCCCCGATCAATGACCGGGGCATGTGGTTGGATTATTTTTGGGGGCGCGGACCGCCGATGGAGGTACCGGCGGATCTGGCCATTTGAGCTGCGCGCTCAGGGTTTTCGCGAACCAGTTTGGCTTGAGCTGTCACATTCCAGCCGCTGTGACTGAACGGGTTATCGCCGGCCACACCGCCAGAGGACTTGCCGCCGGTAGCTCCGCCGCCCTTGGACTCGCCCCACCAGTACGGTTTACGCTGTTGCATCTCCTGTAACCACACAGTGGCATCGATACCTGGGGTGACGCCGACGGAGTCTTTGGTGACTACACGGCCGGTTTCATCGATCTCCAGCATGCGTTCTGCGTACATGAGAGCGTCTTCAGCGGCCTGACCCAGGAAGCCTGCGGATTTAGCGATGGCTGAGCGCACTGAGTCGTGGATGGTGCGGACACGCTCTTTCTGCTGGTACTGACCGAGCAGCTCTTGGGCTTCGGCGTATTGTTTGGCGAGCTGATCTTTCTCGCGCTGGATGGGCGCGAGCTTGGATTTCAGACGTGTCTCGATGACGTTTTCGTCGATGCCTTTGGATTCGGCTGCAGCCTTGTACGCCTCGATTTGGTCCAGCTCTGTAAGGATTTCATCCACGTCGCGCCCGCCGAGCTTATCGAATTGCTTGCGATAGTTGGCGGTCAGCGCGCGTTCTTTGCGGACGACCTCGGAGAGCTTGGCGACGTCTTGCTCTGTCTTGATGCCTTCGATGCCGGTAAGCACGTATTGGCCATCACGTTCTTCGTACAGATCTCGGAAAGCGCCGTCAACGGATTCAAAATCTTCTGCGCTGTAAGTTGCCTTGAGTTTCATTGTTTAGGAATCACTCCGGATTGTTTGACTGCTTTGGGATGTTTGGCATAGAGCTCTTCGAGGGTAAGCTTTCTGCCGGAAATGTCTTGGAATTTGTCTAGAGACAGCCCGCCATAACGGTAGAGCTGGAATCTCTTTTCTCCGAGACTAGCTTTTTGGAATGCCACTGACTGCCTTGCGAACCAGTCAGAGAATTTCGTGGATGCAGGTGTTTGCCCGATGTATTCTACCTTTTTTTTCTGGGCGAATTTATCGAACCTTGTCTTATGGCCGTATGGGAGTTTAGAGCGTTTGGTGGTGCGAGGGATGCCGGCTTGTTTGCTGTATTCAACCACGAGCTCCCTTTCCACGGACGACTTGTACGGTCGCATGAGCTGCGATTCTGCATCGATGTAGAAGATGCGAGTGCTACGGCAATTGTAGTGTAGAGGAGGCTGAGGGCCTTCACCGATGGGGAATAGCTTGCCGTCCAGCGACCCGCAAAGTGGGGTTGTGCGCGAATCGAGGGTTGCCACGAACCGTTCTTTGGCTCCGATTTCGGGCGCATTGGCGCGCACAAATTCAGCGCGCACGTCAGACGCGATGTGGTGCGTCATGGTGCGTACGACGGTTTTGAGCTGGTTGTTGGTAAGTGTGGTTGCGCCGTCCTTGTACTGGAGTCGCTCAGTACCGAAGAGGGTGCGCATCATGCTATCCAACGTCTCACCAGCAACCATGCCGGTTTGTGCCTTAGTCATAATGCGGACCATGTCTTCATCGCGCATTTTGGCGACCCAGTCTTTCATCAGTCGACCGTGGATTGGTTTAGAGCGTGCTATCTCCCTGAGTGTGGCTGCGGTAGGTGCAACCACATTGAGCTGCGTAGGGGCCATGTCTTGCAGGTCTTTGGGCCACTGCTTGGCTTCGGCAATGGCGAGTTGCATGGCAAGCTGATCTAGCTCTTTGCCGACCTGTTGCCAGCCCTCGGAGCGCAGCTTGTGGATGATGGCACGCAGGGCTTCGAGGCGCTTCCAATCGTACTGCCGTGGTTGCCGGTTGCGCCGCATGAAGTCGCTGATTTTGGCAATGATCTTTGGCTCGGTTTTGCGCAGGATTTCGGAGAGCTTCTCGGCAATGTCGTTGGTAACCCATTCGAGTCCAGCCTGCTTCTGGATGATGCGAGCCTGGATCAGATCGTTTGTTGTGCCAGTTGGTTGACCTGTGATTGCTGCGTAGGTGCGCGGGTTCTTGATGTCGGCCACGGCGTCATACTTTGCACCCACGAACAAGGGCTTGTACTCGGCCGCGGAAGAAGGATTGAGCATTGCTTCCTGGGCGTCTGACTCGGAGAGTGCGATCCATTTGTCAGCCACAGTGCCGCCGTGTTTGCGGGCGATACGGTCGAGCTCTTTCTTGCCGTCTTTTGGCCAGAAGCCGTCGCGGAGCCACTTATAGCCACCCATGGAGAGAGCTGCGGAGAGGCGGATTTCGCTGCCACCGAGAGCGAGGAGCGCGTCAGCGCCGACCTTGTTGATGGCGTGGGCGAGGCCTTTGCCGCGCATGGAGTCGGAGGCTGAGAGGGTGATGTTATCTAGTCTCCAGACGCCTTTGACGCGTTCGAATTTGCGTGCCATGTGGAGTTGAGGGGAGCCCATGTATTCGACCCAGACCTCATCGCCGAGTGCATCCACGATCAATGGCTGATGATCGGCGACAGGGACGCGAGACTCGATGATTTCGCGCCACTGTTCGACCGCGCGAAGGATTTCTTCACGCGGTTTGCCGTTCTCGTATTCAATCGAGACTGTCATGACGGTCTTCTTTGTTCAGAGAGCGCTCAAGGTGTCTCGCTTTCTTCTTCTGCGTCATCAAACGTTCCTGCCGTTTCAGGCGCTGTTGGATTCGATCCAGACTGGACTTGCCCGAAGGCTCCGGCCGCCGTTTCATTTTCGATTTCCTCCATTTCGGTTTCGAAGTCAAAGTCGGTGATACCGCGTTCAAGTAGGTTGGTGTGGATGGATTTGAGGGAGAGAGGAGCGCCCATGGATTTGGCGTTCATCAGGGCAAGGAGTTCCTGTCCTTCCATTGACGAGACTGCGAACTCGATGTTGGGGACAACCTGTACGTCATCTGGGTTAGCGCCCGACCACATGGCGGCATATCTTAGCACTACTTCGATGCCGGCGGCTGCGTTGCGGGCGATATCGATGAGCATGGAGGCCTGTGCCTTGATGCGAGCGGTGAGAGCTTCGCCGGATTCGCGGTTGGTGCTTTGGACGAGTTTGCCGGACATTTGCTCGCATTCGACTTTGAGTTTCTCGATGGCGAGACGTTGTTCGGAGAGGCCGGAGGAGTTCACGCCGACGTATTTGGCATCGGAGCCGATGCCGAGGATGAGTGAGTTACCGGCGCCGACTGCGACTTTGCCGACGTCCTGGAATGCGTCGGTGGTGATGACGAGCGTGTCCTGGCCTTGCATGAAGAGGGACTGCTTGTAGTCGGCAGAGAGGCGGTACAGAGCGAGACACTTGCTTACGAGGGCTTGCAGTGGGCTTGTGGCTGGCATTGTCTCCTCTTGTTCGGAGGCAATCACGATGAAGGGGATGAAGTCGAGGGATTTGCCCATGTATTGAGGGACGAATTCTTCCTGGACGCCATCAGTTTCGACTACATGGGTGAATGTGCCATCGATGAGCCGCAGGTATCGGGTTTTCGTGACCCACTTGTACGATAGGTCGGGCTGAACCATGTAGTCGGATTCGTCGAGGACCCAGAAGTTCTTGCCCCAGTTGATAATTTTCTCAGTGTCGTACGTAGCGAGATAGAACTGGCCGGCCTGGTTGATGTCCAGGAGGATGCCGACGCGTCCGCTAATCAGCTGGCCTTTGTTGATGAGCTTGGCGACGTCGAGGAGTGTGCGGTCGGTGTTATCGGCCTGATCGAGCATATAGCCAAGGCTATCCGGGATGATGATGGACATATCCTTTTTCCAGAGCAGGCCGCGGAAGTACTGGACGGCTTCGCGCATGTACTCGGGGAATTCTGCGCGCATCTTGTAGGCGTCATAGGCCATCTGACCGGCGGAGTCGAGGTTGCGACCACAGCCTTGCTGGACCATGTTGTAGGTAGGTTTGAGGTACTTGGGTCCGGCTGTTTTGATACATTCTTCGCCCGCGAAGCAGTCGCGAGCCCGCTCCCATTCTGGGTATTTGAGGATGTATTTTGGGTGCTTAGGGACGTTGGACTGGATCATGCGATAACTCCGACAGACTGGATACAACGTGGTTTGGTGACACCTTGCGGCCACAGGCGATGGCACATATAGCCGATGGCGGTGGTGATGTGCTGGTACTGGTTGCGTTGATCTTCCTGGAAGGAAGATCCTGCTTGCAATTGTACGGTAGCGAGGCCTTTATGGCACCACTTGGCGGTTTCTGGGTTGACGTATAGACGAGTGTCGCCGGCGGCGTTTTTGATGAGAGCGCGGACGGTGTTTTGGCGGTCTTTGATGGCTGGGTGAGCGGAGGCTACACGGCGTTCTACGCGCCAACCGTTGGATCGAAGGACTTGCTCGATGTCGGTATAGTCGGAGTTATGTCCGTGTTTTTCGCCGGCGCGACCGGCTGGGTCTCCGTATAGGTAGCAGAGTTTGTTCTGATGGTTCTTGTATTTCTCGATGAACTCCTCGGCGGACTGGCGCGAGACGGCTGACTCCAGGACGATTTCGTCCAGGAGGTAGAGGTTATCGTTACGGACGACGGCGATGCATGAGGAAAGCGGGGTGTAGTTTTGGTCATGCGACCAGTGGATAGCCTCATGTGGTTGGATGGTTTCGGTTGTGTAGTTGTCCTTGCTGTAGTCTTCGTAGATCTTGCCGGATGCGGTTTCGAAGCTGGCGCAATACTCTTGAGCGTATTGCTTGGCCGACATGGTGCGCTTGGCCGACGCGATCACATCTGGTGGCAGGATTTCTTCGGACTTCCAGTGAAAGACCTTGTAGTTTGGGTCGATGCCGGATTCTGCCATCTGGCACATTTCGTAGTAGTGGTTAAGGCCGTCGGGCACGCCGGTGAACCAGCACCAAGGGCGGTAGTTTGGGTTGTCTGGGTTGAACGTGTTCAAAGCCGGCATGATGTTGGCTTCGATTGCTTCGGGCTTGACGTCGGCGATTTCGTCGATGACGCCGCCGGTCCATGAGATACCTTCGAAGCGTTCGGGTCGGTCGAGGCCGACGAGGTGGACTTCGGAGCCGGTGGGTAGTCGGATGATGAGGTCGCTCTCCGATGGTGGCTTAGTGTGGTAGGCGGAGAGCGTGAGGGCTTTCATATCGTCCCAGAAGATTTTCTTGACCTGGTCGCGTGTGGGTGCTGCGCAGAAGAATTTTCCGCCGGTGGATTTCATGGCCATTTTGGCGACGAATCGTTTTGCGCGTTCGGTTTTGCCGGAGCGACGGCCAGCGGGGACGAGAGGGAATCGGATGCCGTTTTCGACGGCGTGATTAAGTTCGATCTGCACTGGGTGTGACTTGAGCGGGTACCAGCGCTTCATTTGTTTTTCTAGGAGTAGCAGGCTCATAGGTCACCGAGTTTGCTAGCGAATTGTAGGACGGCTTCGCGCTTGCGATCGTCTTCGGAGGCTGATTTATCTTCGTTGCCGAGGCCGATGATTCTGGCTAGTTCGCGTGCGGCAGAGATGCGAGATGCATACGGGCCGTGAGAGACGCACTGACGGAGTGTTTGAATGATGAGCTGTTTGTCTTTTTCGAACTGGTCAGCGGCTTGCAGTTCTTTTTGTTCTTGGAGGTGTCGTTGCGTCCATGAGTCGGCCTCGAAGAGTTCGGCCATACGGTCGCAAGCGGACCACACGTAGCCTATGCGCAGGCACGCTCGTTTAGAGTCGAAGTCTTTGAGGTATTCTTTTACCCATTTTTTGCGGACTTCTATTTCTTTTTCGGTTAGCCCGGAAGAGTCTTCGTACCCGCGCTCAATGTTCAGCGTTGCCGCTGGACTTCGTGTTGGTTGTTGCATCGCATGAATCACTCATTTGGACGCCGTAATGATAAGAACGCATGGCTTCGATCTTTTGTGCGCACTCACAGTAAGCTTTACGGTAGGCGTTTCTGGATTTTATCAGATCGCGGACGGTAGCGACCTTGTATTCAACCACGGGGCATGATTCAAGGATTGCTGCCGGTGGTGGAGGAGGTAGGATTTCCCGATACTCCACTCTCTGTGCTGTTGAGCAGCCTGCGCAGATCATCAGGGACAGGCATATCAAGGAAGTTTTGCACGTCATGGTTGTTACGCTCAAGTTGCTGGAGTTTTTCGCGGAATTCGACGTCGCGTGCGTCTATGTTGCGGTAGCGGGAGAGTAGAGAGCGATTGATTTCGTCGTGTTTTCTGACGGAGAGCTGGAGTGACTCGATGGCGCGTCCTTGTGCGTTGATGACTTCTTCGGCGCCTCTGAGTTGCTCTGACATTTTGGCGCGTTCGATTTGTGCGTGAGCTAGATCGGCGCGGATGGTGGCGCGGGAGAAGTAGAGCGAGGCAGACAGTCCGGCCGACGCAAGGAATGCTACGAGCAGAAGGTGTCCGATGTGGAACGGCATTTTGGACATGAAGAAGCGACTAAATAAACTCATTGCGAGTCCTCTTTTTTAGCTAGGCCGAATTTCTGAGACACGATGGTGCGTAGCAGTCCGATTGTGGCGTTTGCACCAAGGAATCCGGATGTTCCGACCACGATGCCGGTCCATTCTGGTGAGAGGTTTGAGGCGGCGCATAGCTGGAAGACTAGATAGCCGACGAATCCGGCGCCGGCGGTTTCGATCAGGGTGGAGCCGATGGTTTTAGGTTTTCCGTCCACGCGCATGAGATGCCCGATTGCGCCGCCGGAAGCGGCGAGGCTGATATAGGTCAGAGTTTTTTCGATCCAATCCGGCGTCCACATGCTCATGATTCAAGAAGTCCCTTATCGTATTTAGCCTGGACTTTTGCGCAGATTTCGCGCACGGTGACGAAGCCGTCTTTGTTGGCATCGAGGCTGGAGTTTTGGCGGTACTCGATGGATGGATTGATGAAGACGCGGGTATCTGGGGATCGGCCGATGAACTTTGGCATGAGGATAGCCAGATACATGTCGTTGAGGTTGTGGATGCGATCCTTGTATGGTTCGAAGTATTTGGCGACGTACATCATCTGGCGGATGAAGTCCAGATGAGAGAGTTCAGCCACAGATGTGCCGAGTGCGCGAGCGGTTGCTGGCATGAACTGGATGAGGCCGATGGCGCCGGAGCCTGCTGCGTTGCGGATGGTGGGGGAGAAAGTTTCGCCTGTTTCGAATGCAATGCAAGCGGCCAGATACCCGATGTGGGTATCCGGCCAGTTGAGTTTGCCGCAGCAAGCGATGATGGCTTGGATTTGGTCAGGAGAGAGGCGTTTTCTGAATGGTATCTTCACGAGAGCCGACCCAACGAGCCACGTAATTACGCAGCCACGTTTCGAAGTTGTCCGCGCTCATTGTAACGGTATATATTCCTCCATAGCAATCGATCATCTCGATGACAGCGCGCCATGGTTGACGAGATTGTCGGTAGATGAGGACGGGGATGCCGTGTTCCATTTTTGCGGATTTAACGCACTGAGCCCACCACTGGTTGATGGAGAGTGTTTCGTGTCGTTTGATTTCGACGGATAGGCGGAATGGGTTGGAGAGGTCGGAGCCGGAGGAGGCGGTTTGGTTTTGGTTGCGTTGGAACCATTTGCCGTGCCCGACCACGGTGGCCACTGTTTCATTGAGCCAGTGGTAGACCTCGACTTCGGCGGCTTTACCTTTGTTGCGTTGAGAGGCGCCCATTGATTACTCCATGTTGTTCATCAGGTATTTGCCGATCTGGACTGAGCATGCGTATGCGACGCCGTTGCCTACGATTTTGCACTTATTGCGCTCGGTACCTGTCAGTACGAAGCTGTTTGGTAGGCCCATGAGTTTGCGGTAGTTGTCGTACTTTAACCAGCGGCGAGTGCCGTCTTTGTGCACGATGACAGAGCGCGGCACGCAAGTGATTGTTCTCATTGGTGTTCCTGGTTTGTCGATGACTGGGGGGGGGCTGTAGTAGCTGTACAGGCAGTACGGCAATCCGTCCAGTTTGCGCTCGATATATTCTGCGTGATTCGTTGTTCGCCAGTTGCCGTTGCCCTCGATGCTGACCACTGTATCCCATGCCACCGGCTTGCTCTGCTGCCATACCATTCTGGGTATGGTGTTGCGAGATGCGATGACGAAGCAGCGTCTGCGATGGCTTGGGGAACCGATATCGGCGGCATCCAAGATGTGTTCCTGGATGTGCCAACCGTCCAGTAGTTTAATGGCGCTGGCGTATTGTTCGGCCTTGAGCATGCCTGGATGGTTTTCGAGGACGATGACGGCTGGGTCTGATGTGAGTGCGAGCCGGACGGCTGTCACTACGAGTTCCTTTACTTCGTCACGTTTTGCCCTGTGATTGCTCCCGGATGAGTATTCGGTGCATGGTGGTGATGCCAACACGATGTTGGCCTTGGGCAGAGGTCCTGTGGACGAGATGTCTGCGACCACACTGTTCCATCCATTGGCCTGCATGTTGTTCACGGCGGGTTGCCAGTAGTCGTACCCGACCACATGAGTGAGGCCGGAATCGACGAGGCCTTTCGTTGCGGTACCGCCGCCGCAGAAGAGGTCGATGAATGTTGTTGTTACCATGTTTCCTTGTTTTGGATGGCTTTACGGATCTCGGGGATGGAGTGGCCGGATGAGAGAGCCATTTTGGAGACGCCGGAGGGTGTGATGCCCATGGAGTTGGCGACGTCGTCGGTGAGGTTGTGTTTACTGAACCAGTATTCGAGGGTTTTATAGCGGCCGTATTTGACGGCGGTGATGTTGTTGAGAGCCCACTCGGTGGAAGGGGAGAAGTCTGGGACCTGGATGCCGCGGACGAGGACGACGACGTCGCGATCCAACCACATGGGTGTGAAGAGGGCGTCATAGAGTCTGGAGCGCAGGTCAGTGTCTAGCCACTGGTTGCGGTCGAGGACGAGGGTGGTTTTATGAAGGTCGCGGAGAGCTTCGAAGCGGTCGCGTGTGTATCGTGCTTTGTTGTCCTTGGCGAGTTGTTTCCAGCTGGAAGGTGATTCGGGGTTCACAGTTTTTCGCTCCTGATGGTTTTGCGAGATTGTTTTGAGGGTGCTGATCTTGATGCATCCACAGTGTGGTGTTCGTAGTTGTAGTCTATCACCATGAATCCGTCGTCATCTTGTGCGTGTTCTTGGAGTGCGGCCATGACTGCTTCCCGCTCGGCTTTGCGGTGAGCGATCATGGAGCGGAAGGAATCGCCGGACATGCCGCCGGAGATGATGGTTTGGTAGAGGTTGGAGGTGCCGGAGAGGCCGGCGAGTTCGGCGGTGTGCTTCATGTCACGAGCTTGCATGGCCCAATACTCGAGGCATTTCATGGCGCCGCGGCGTCGGGCTTTCTGGACTGAGACGGCCCACTCATTGTTTCGATTTTCGGACCAATCGTATTCAGGGAGCCCACGTTCGCAGATGGCGTAATCGCCATCGATGTATACGGGGGTGTATGCGTGGTCGATGGCGTCGCCTACGAGTTGCAACCACAGTGCCCTAGGGATGAGGAGAGCGCCTTTTGGGTAATCAGCGGAGGCGTACTCGATGTGTTCGGTGTTGGTGCAGTAAGTGACGTTGATTCCGAGAGACTGCTTGGATCGGAGGTACTGGTTAACGGTTTCTCTCATTGCTGGGACTCCAGATAGCCTTGTCCTTTGCCGCCGACGACGGTCATTCCGGCTTCCTTGAGTTCTTCGATGAGCTTGACGGTGGCGACGAACATACGGCTGTGGGAGTCGTAGAACATGTCGCGGAGGATGGCGGAGGCCAGGAGTTCGTTGATTTGGGTGTTGCGTGTTACGCGGGCTTCCCAGCAACGAGGGCCAGAGAATTCACGGATGATCATGAGTGGTGCCTCGGTGTCGTGTTGGAGATGGCTTTATTGTCTACTGCGACCACATGGTGTGGGGCGGCCTGGGCGATCCGTTACATGTGGTTACAGTGTGCTTGACTTGATTCTGCCGTATTGAGCGGTTTGATTGAGTTGTCATGTTGTCTCGTTTTTCAGACGCTTTTTTCACATTGACTTGTGAAGATCTGACGCTTTTCGGTGTAGATCGTCTATCGCGTCGTTTTGCTGCAACTATGCTACAGGTTACCGGAATGGCTGTTTTAGGTGTAAATGCATGCATATTTGCTATGCTACAGGTTTCCAGAATTGGCGTTTCAGGCGTAAATGCATGTAGATTTACATGGAAAAGCATGTAATTTGCCGTTTTCGCAAACCTGTAGCATAGTCCTTCACAATTCATGCACAATTCACTTAAAGTGTTGCGGTGAACATGCAGTAGCTCAGGTTTTCGGTGTTTATGCGTTTTCCGCATTTGCCATTGTCTCAAAAGTATGCCATCGCGCGTACGCGACCCCGGATTCAGCCACAGTTTTTGTGGTGATCCACTCGCCTTTCAACACATCTTCGGCCACCTCCTCATGGGTCATATACCACTCCATCTCGGCAACCACAGGGGGGTATTAGGCACGCGCCGCCTTGTGTAGCCGACGCGATTGCAGCCCCGTGAAGCGCTTTGATGTAGCCTGGTGGTATCGACACCTTACCTGGTACATAAAAACGCTTCCGTGGCCCTTCTGTGGCCTGCAATCGCTATTGCTGCAAGAACTATCCTGCGCGCCACGGAGCAAACATGGCGAAATCGACGAATCTTGCCATGACACCTACATTCGTCATATCTAGCATCGCGTTACAGAGTAACAATCTGGCCGCAGCACATCACCTAAAACAACCAACCTTAATGAGACGCATTCTCGGCTAAACAAAGATAGAGTAGTAGTAGTAGTAGTTAGTTAGTAGTAGGTATGTATAACTTCCTTATCCATACCCCCTAGTACCCCTCAGTCCCCATCAGCACCTATTTACGACATGCATCCATTTCCCCCCCATGTAGCATAGTAACTACTGTATAAACGACCCATTGTGCTACATACCCCCCTTTTGGAGAAAACATGTAAATGCACGCTTCTCATGCTTTTTTTTCTGACCGATAAGCATGCATTTACACCTAATTTGCCAAAAACGCAGACCTGTAGCATAGTGATCTGGTGTTTTGCCTACTTTTTGGGCAGGCACGATATGCATGTATTTTTCCCTATATGCATGTATTTTTTTTGTCTATATTTACACCCATTTACGCCTAATTTGCTGTTTTTGGCAACCTGTAGCATAGTCCGGGGCGCGGGGTTGGCTGAAAATTTTTTTGCGAGAGTATAAGTCCTAGTTTTTGCGTGTTTTGCCCTATTTTTGCCCACATGTGGTTGCTGGGATATGCGCTTATTGCATATGCGATGGGTTTAACAATCTTTAACTGATTGTGCTGCCACAGCGTGATCTGATTGCGCTACAATGTGTGCAACAACCGATCCGTACGCGAAGGAGAGAGGTTATGGAAGACCCACAAGATGCGATCCTTGCTGCCAAGGGCGCTGTGAAGGATGCCTACAGACTGTGGTTGCGTCAGTACCCATGCAGGCGTGCATATGTTTGCTACCGCACCCTGAAGAGCTGTTACGAGATACCTGGTGAACTGTCGTTGGCGAGAGCCGGTGCAGATGAGATCAAGACGATGTGCAAGCGGTCGAGGGTCAATGCGGCGCGGCGCAAGCATATTGGATACAGTGTTGAGCTAACGGGGATTGCGACGGCCAGCACGAGGGGGATACGTGATCTTAGGATTGCTGGTGTAGTGAATAGAGTGGTACGTCCTTTGGCGTTGCTTGCTGAGGAGATACTGAATGGTGTGCGTAACGAATGGATTGAGACCACGCATGAGGAAAGGGCCGAATGGCTTAAAGAGATTGACAAGCTTGATGGAGAGTAAAGATGAGTAGAGTTTCGAAAACTGAGACGATCATTGGTGGTGTATCTCGTGAGATTTGCGACACTGCGATACAGGCGTTTGTGAAGTATCCGAGTGGTCGCAGCGTTGACTACGTGGATGATATTTTTGGTGACAGCTCGGCGCCTGGGTTCAAGACTCCTCCGTACTTTGACTATGCGCCCGACATCAGGAATTTGTCGGCGGATGCGATCCGTGATGCCGACATCACAGCGAGATCGAGGCAGCCGGCGGACAGGTATGTATCGAATATGTACAATGCCGTGTCCGAGTATATCAATGGGACTGTGGCTGCGATGATCGAAGAGAACCGTGCGCGTGCCGCCAAACTCGAGGCTGAGCTGCTAGAAGTGAACCGTGAACGCGATGAGATACACCATGCTGTCATGCAATCGTGGGTGATGGCTGGATACGTTAGCAACAAGATCAGGTGTGCTATTGATGAGTACAGTCGTACTCCTGCCGAGGATGCGCGGTACTTCTCTGACGAGATGCGCTTGACGATGTCTGAGAATGACTACGACCTCCACAAAACTGTGAGCCTTATTTGGGAAGATTGATATGAACACGAACGTTTCTATTCCTGCGGAGCTGGTTTCTGCCCCCCAGTGGCTGATTGCCACGCCGAAGAAGGCGCCGGCCACCTTGAATGATCGTGGTCGGATTGTGTTTGCCAGTGCCATGGATAGTGTGAACTATCTGGACTACCGGACGGCGGTTGATGCGGCTGATGAAGCCAATGAGATGTTGCCTGAGGCGATGTATGGTGTTGGATTTGCGCTGACGGCGGGTGATCCGTGGTGTGTGGTTGACATTGACATCAAGGACGAGCGCAACGAGCCCGATCCTGCCAAGCGTACGCCGGCAGAGTATGTCGAGCAGCTGCACAGTATGGTCGACTGGTTGGATTCGTACACAGAGCGCTCGCGTTCTGGTGTGGGCTACCATGTGTGGGTGCGCGTACCCAAAGAGATTGCTGACACACTGCCGAACGTCAAGAAGCCTGGTATCGAGATCTACTTCAGGGATCGTTATATTGTAACGACTGGTGATGTGGTTGCTGACAAGCCGATTGCTGATAGGTCGAGCAAGATCGAGGCATTGTTGAAGTCTATTGCGCCGGAGAAATTTGTTCCCGTGGTGGTTGAGCCGCGCCCACACGCTCACGTGGTGGGTGTTGATGCTGACGAGCCCGAGATGAGTGATGAGGATGTACTCGAAGAGATGTTCAGCTCTGGCAAGGCGGAGTTGTATCAGTCGCTCTATGATGGGGAGTGGGCTGAGTATTATCCGTCGCAATCCGAGGCTGATTCGGCGCTGATCGAAGGGGTTTTGTACTACACGCGCAATGAGGACCAGGTGTATCGTATTTTTATGTCTTCGGCACTTGGTGCGAGAGAGAAGGCAAAGCGTCTGGAGTATGTGTACGGAACGATTCGTGCGATGATGCGCAAGACTGCGACGGATGATATGTTGAATGAGAAGGTTATCGCTGATGCGGGTGTTGCGCTGCAGAAGCGGTCTGTAACCGTTCGCCATGAGACATTGCCCAACGCCGAATTGGCCACAGTTAGTGATTCACCCATGTCGGGACACGGTGTTGCAGATGTCGGGCGCCCAGATGATTCTGGAGGGGTGGTTGCGCATACCAAGTTGATTTCGTCACCGATTCCGATGCCAGATGTTCTGGACAGGGTTGTTGATGATGGGTTTGACATGCAGGAGATTGTGCATGATTTGATGCGAGCCAAGGAGTCTGGTGGTCAGAATGATTACGAACTTGCCAACTTTGGTGGATATGATGGTTCGAGTGTTGATATTGCTTATCCGAAAGGAGATCTCGGCGAGTTGATGAAGTATCTTGTCAATTCGACGACGAAAGGCGTCAAGGAGCTTGGCATAGCTGCTGGGCTTGCGGTTATTTCTGGTATTGCTGGGAAGGCGTGGCAGATCAATAACACTGGGGTGAATTCATTTTTTGTGACGCTGGCCAGTTCGGGTGCTGGCAAGACGTCCGTCATCAACAGTGCGAACGCGTTGATGCTGGATGTTGCCGCGAAGGCGCCGCAGGCGGCCAATGTGTTTTCATCGTCACGTTCTATGAGCATGCAGGCACTGCTGCGTCAGCTGGACAAGAGGGATTCGTTTGTATTGCGGTTCGATGAGTTTGCGAAGACGCTTAGTGCTGTGTCGTCTGGTAGGTCTGCTGGTGAGTCGTCGCTTATGGATGAGATTATCCGTATGTACGACAAGTCTGGTAAGCGCTCGATTGTGCAGGGGTTATCTTATTCGAATTCGGAGAAGAATATCGAGGTAGGGCGTAATATAGCGGTTACCATACTCGGCGATGCGACCACGAAGGGGTACTATGAGTCATTGAGCGGGGAGTATTCCGAGGATGGTTTTCTGTCCAGGTTTATTCCGATTGAGTACACGGGTAACATCAAATATGCGAACTATGACACGGTGAAAGAGCCGCCAGGGTGGTTGGTGGATAAGCTTGCCGACATTGTCACGCATGCAGATCATTTGATGTCGTCAGGTGGTTACATTGATGTTCGGGTGAGCGGTGACGTTCAGTATCGTGTCGTCAAGATAGATATGGACGCGGTCGACCTGATTAATTCGAAGACTGTTCCTGAGGGTAGGCATTATCTGTACAACCGCAAGCAATTGAAGGTTCTCAAGATTGCGTCGTTGTTGGCGATCATGAAGAATCACATCGATCCTGTGATCGAAGTAGAGGAGTTCGAGTGGGCGCTTGACATGATCAACCAGGTATGTGCACGTGAATTGTGGTGGATCAAGCAGGGCATGGTTGCTGGGTCTGTGACCGATATCGAGGTGGAGGAGTTTGTGTCCAGCGAGATCAGGAAGTATATGGCTGCCCCTCACGGAAGCATCCGTGACATTGCCTTGGCGAAGAAAGGAGCGATGACGAGCAAGACGTTAAGGCGTCTAATCGAACTGATGCCAGTTGCCAAGCGATCGCGCCTTGGGTCAAGGGAATTCGCGACTAGGACGATTAAGGCGCTTGAGGATGTTGGCATTATCAGACATCATACAAGGCATCACTCCAGGAAGATGTTCGGTGACGTGTCTGGTACGTGCTACTCATATGATCCGACGATGGATGACATATTGCAGGATAGTGGTAGTGGTAGATGATGTTGTGTCAGACTGACCGATTAACAGTCTTTGACATTCAAGAACGGTGGGTAGGTGTAGTATCTACCCATTGGTTGACCAGAGACAGGAGAAGGTCATGATGATCAACAACAAGCAGGTAGTAACCAGGAATGGCGTGACGGACACGAGGAATCTCGATGGTCTGATTCTGGACATGTGGCAACGTGGTTGGCAAGGGTGGCCGGTGATTGTGGCTGACATGGGTGACTATGTTCAGGCGTTCACTGGGTCGCATCGTTTGTCGGCGGCTGGCATCACTGGGCCCGCCCCTGTCCTAGTGTGGTTGGCAGCCACGCTGTCTGAGGATGATTGGGCTGACATCCGTCTTACCAACGACGATTATGATCTGCTCGAGGTCTTTTCAGACATGGGAGTGGATCATCCGGAGATGGCTGCTGTCGTGGCTGTCATGCAACAGGAAGTTGATAGTAACAACCAGGAGTGAACAACATGTGGACTGTGATTACATTGGTAGTTGTGGCTGCCATCCTCGATCTGGCCATCATTTGGATGGTGCACAATGCGTCGGACAATGGAGGCGAGGAATGATCAGCGATCAGTATGCCTACATAGATCGGGCGAGGAAGCTGGGGGGTATGGCCTGTGTGTCGTATCTGCCCATCATCTCAACACTTGTGGTTGAGCTGTTTGAGGTGCAGGACTACGACACCGGTTCCAGGTTAGCTGGGCAGTGGGTAAACAAGGTTGGGGTGGTCGCGGTGGAGTGTCTCTCGCGCCGTGATGTTGCTGAGAAGGCTGTGTACCACGCGTACAACATGGTGCATCCGAAGTCGCCACGGCGTATCAAGCAGGTGGTGACCAATACATCCCCTGATGTGGTTGGGGCTGCGTTTGGGCGTGCCAATCAGCAGGATGCGACCACGGTGATCGAAGACGATATGGACTGGCGCATGACGTCGATTGGCCCGATGAGCTATTCGTCGATCCCTGGGTTTGTCAGGTTATACAACAAGCGCTACATCGGTTCACGATCTTTGACTTGATCTGACAACGTTTAACACACAGCCCAAGAGTTCTGCAGTAATATAACTCCATGGTCAGCGAGACGAAGTAGCTGACACCGACAAGCCCTGGGGTGGTTCCGGGGTGATACTTGAAGAAAGGAAGAGCATTATGTTTGCAACGATCCGTTTTAACGCCAAGTTGGACACCTACATTGTTTCGCTGTTCCGCGATGAACAGACCCGCGTTGGTGTGGTGCATGTGACTGATGAAGACAAGGTTGGCGTCGCTCTGAAGCGACTGGCCGATGCCCATTGTGAGATTCGCCGGGTGATCTCGGAGGGTTATGCTGGTTTTGACCACATTCCTGCCGAGTACATGCATTGCGTGACGCTGGCCAAGGTTGGCGAGTGAACGATTCAACCACGGTAAGGAGAGTCAAGATGATGAACACTGTGTACCACTTCTGGCGCCACGATGATGTGTGGATGGCTTTTGACAACCAAGAAGGTGTTCGGCTGGCTACGCTCGAAATGAAGACTGGCCCGATCGATCAGGATATTGTGTTGGCGATCGAGGACGCGACTGAATGTCTGGCTTACTCTCTGTACAAGGCTGCTGACTACCGGGTTGTGAGTAACAGACTCGACCACACGACGGGGCATAACTATATGGATCGTCGTACCGAATACGACACGCAGGCTGTGTACGAAGCCTACGTTGCCAACATGGACCGCAGAGCAGGAGACCGGGAATGAAACAGGTATTCATCAGGTCCATCGATTCGGAGACGATAGACATCGTGTCGCTGGTCACGGAAGGTAACGGCCGCGCCAGGATGGAAGTCAGGAAGCTGCGCAACAAGGCCAGCACCGAAGAGATTGTGGCTGCGATCACATCACTTGTGCCCACTGTAGCCGGGACGATCGTATGGTGCGACCACAAGATCCTGGCCTATGTGCTGGCAAAGGAGTCTGATATTGCTGATGTCATCCGTGTTAGGTGTGACATCGAGAAGGTGGGGCAGGCACACGCTGCCGCATGGCAGTCTATCGATGCAATCCTGGAACTGTGATCGAGGAATCCAAATATGGACCGTGGAATCAACAAAGTAGTGCTGTTGTGCGACAACGGCATGCTGTACGCTCATGCACTCAACGGTGCCAACGTCGAGGTGACGTCGCACTTCAAAGAGTTTAACGATGTGTCTGCACTGCGATACATCATCCGGGTCATGTACCAGGAAGGCGCTGGCCCACACACTGTGTGGTTGACTGATTCCATCGTGATCCAGCAGGAGTGCATGATGATTTGGCATCCGATTCAGATGAATGCGAGAGCACTGGAGCTACTCAACAAGTGAAGCAAGTCGTGACGATCGATGTGCGTGGCGAGGATATCTACGTCGCGCACACGCGTGATGGTAGGCAGACTGGTTCGTTTGTTGCGGACAACAACAGCCAGTCTGTTGATTCGATCAGGAAGAAGTGTATACCGTACATCAGGCAGAAGGCGCTTTTTTTGTGCAATGATGTGACATTCTGTGATCGCGCTTTCCTGGATCACAAGTGGAGAGTGTGGTTGGCAGACCTAAGTAAGGAGAAACGAGTTGGAACAGAAAGAAGTAGTGATTAACAAGCGCGCGCTGCACATCGGGCTGACTGTGACCGCTGTGGCTGCGCTCATCGAGTGGGCGCTTGGTATCGACGGCATCTTTACGAAGAGTATGACTGTCGTCGTAGCTGTCGTTATCCTGGCATTGGCCTATGTGGTTGGCGTATTGATCGACCACGCAATTGGTGGTAAGGATTCTGACAAATGACAGCATCCATTTTTGCCGTGGCTGCGGCTGTACACATCCTGGCGTCGTATATGTGCCAGGAGGCTGGGCATCCGGAGTTTGCAACCACACTGAAGGCGTTGAGTGTTGCATTCGGTGTCTTTGCGCTGGCCTCGGTGTTGTTTTGACAATCATTAACACATAGGAGGTCTGACAATGGATAAAATGGAGTTGTTGTCCAAGTGGCATGAGGCGCAGGACGCTCTTCATAAGGCCAAGGAAGCCGAAGCTGATCTGAGTAAGAAGGTAGTCGAGGAGTTCTTCAGCAAGGTGCCGCAGGACGCAGAGGGCACGTTCTCGCTGCCGCTTGGTGGCGGGTACAAGCTCAAGTCGCAGTACAGGCTGACGCGAAAGATCAATGCTGAGGCTCTGCAAGAACTTAAGGCTGACCTTGAGGCCAACGGTGTTGATGTTGACGCACTGGTGCACTGGACGCCATCGATTGTGATGGGTCAGTACCGTACGCTCAGCATGGAACAAAAGCAGTTGTTTGATGAAGTGATTGAATCGAAACAATCAACGCCTTCGATCTCGATCGAGGCACCTAAACCAAAAGAGTAATAAGTTATGAACAGAGCAACATTGATCGTGCGATGCTCCCGCATCGACAAAGGCAAGTATGCGTACGCAGCCACCATTCTGTGTGGTGGAGCTACACTGACAGCTATCGAATCTGTGACCGATGCCGCCAACATGGTCGAGGCGAACATCATCTGGATGCGCGATGCGATCCAGGAGGCGCTCGAATCGTCGGCTCTTGAGAATGTCGATAAACCGGTCATCTCGCACACGTCGGCTGATGTGATCCTTGCGCTCAACGGCGTCTTCTACAAAAGTTAGTACAGCAAGTCAACTGATATGGTGCTCGATCAGGTTTATGACATGCTTGATGAAGCACACGTCGAGATCGACTTCTCGATCTCGCGCAACAATGGACGCAACGGCGCTGTTGCGCTGGTCAAATCACGCAAGCTGGCAGAACAGAGTAAGCACGTCACAAACGATTATGAGGTAAACAGCGATGAGTAACTACAAAGACTTTGCAGCCATGGTGGCTAAACTGTCCAAGCCGGGTGACAGTATCAAGAACGAACTGACGCCGAAGCAAGCGCACCTGCTGCATATGGCGGTTGGCATCTCTGGTGAAGCCGGTGAACTGCTGGATGCCGTGAAGAAGCACGCCATCTACCAGAAGTCGCTGGACGTAACCAATGTGGTTGAAGAGCTTGGCGACCTGGAGTTCTTCATGGAAGGTCTCCGTGCTGCACTCGGTATCTCTCGTGATGAAGTGTTGGCCAAGAACATCTACAAGCTGTCAGTGCGCTACCTCAGTGGGAGATACAGCAATGAGCAGGCGCAACAGCGTGCTGATAAACACGATGAGCCGGTGCGTACCGAGCTGCTTGCAACCACGGAGATCGTCGACGATGCAAGCTGCTAACGTATTGGACCATGGCTATGTCAAACTGCTGAATGTGGCTGGGCCTGTACGTAGCCACGATACATCGGTGTCTGACATCGCCAAGAGTGCCCGGACGTCGTTTGCGAACTACTCTCGAGAGAAGACGTTCGAAGATGATGTCAAGCTAGCCAAGTACCTGTGGCGCCATGAGCACATGACGCCGTTCGAGATGGTGCAGACGTGGTGGGAGGTCAAGGCTCCGATCTTCGTCGCCCGTCAGTGGTTCCGTCACCGTGCGTCCAGCTTCAACGAAATTTCCGGCCGGTACGTCAAGCTGCCAGAAGAGTGGTACATCCCTGATGTGGTTGGCGGCAAGCCGGTGACGAACAAACAAGGCCGGTCCGAGAACCTGGACAGGGCCGTCCAGGAAGACTTCCGCGAGCAGCTTAACAAGGCGTGCGAAGAAAGCTACATCTTGTATCAGAATGCAATCGAGAACGGCGTAGCGCCGGAACATGCTAGAATGGCCCTACATCAGAACCACTACACACAGTGGGTCTGGCGGGTGGACCTTCGGAACCTGCTGCACTTCCTGAGACTGCGTACCGATGAGCAAGCGCAGTGGGAGATCCGGCAGTACGCAACCACAATGCGAAAAATGATCTACGAAAACATCAATGGTCTGAAAGAGGTTATCGAGCAATGAGCAACAAAGTGACTGTTTCGTTTGGTGACGTTTCTATTGGCAAAACCGGCAGAAAGAGTGACCTGGCGCCGGTGTCGGCGAAGTATACGATTCGTCGAGGCAGCAAGGTTGTTGGGAGAAATACGTTTATCGCCAATTTTAGCGGCCGTAGCCTCCGTAGGCTCCGTTCAGTCGAATCAAATGGTGTTCACATGGACATCGAGCGTCGTGCGACACGGCGGCTTGTAGAGTCATTCGTCCTCTCTGCCGCCATCCTCGGCGACATCAAAAAGGATGATGTAGTGACGATCAAGACAAAACGCGACGTCATGCCTGTCTCACCGGAGATTGTTAACGTGGTCGCGAATCTGATCGATTGCAGTTTCATCTTTGTGGTTTGAACATCAATCTATGAGGACAACAGGCGATGTCATTGTCGCCTGTCCACATGGAAATGGAGTGAATAAGAATGATCATTCATGGCATCAACAACGACAGGCAAACCGTCGTTGTTGAATACGAATACGGCGCGAAAACCCGGCGACCGCGTCATCGAGATTACGGCCCGTGTGGTCGAATCAGACCAGAATGTAGAGCTGATCACCGGTACAGTAGTGATCCTGGTAGCATCAACCGCAAGATGCACCACTGGCCGCAGGATCGCATCGATGCAGCAGTACAGCGGCTTGTCGAATACAAGATCGTGCAAATCATCGACGGGCGCTCGGAGTTTGGAATCAAAGGATACGACGTGTGGCTGAAGTCAAAACAGGCAAAGCTGCATATCGGTCAGCACTGCAATGGGTTCTACCGATACTGCCACGAACGCGACATCTACGTCTACAGTGAGGCAATGTAATGCAGTTCAAAAGCGCCAACGACATCTCGCAGCAGTGGATCAAGTTCCTGGTATACGGGCATTCCGGCGTCGGCAAGACGGTGCTTGCAGCAACAATGCCGAACGTGCTGCTGATCAGCGCCGAAGCCGGTACACTGTCGCTCAAGACAAGCAATCTTGCCAAGATTTACGGAGACAGCGTCGAGTACAACCCCGATGTTCCTATCATCGAGGTTCGCACCATCGATGAGCTGCTCAACGTAGGCAAGTGGCTGGCAACATCAGATGAGGCCAAACAGTTTGAATCGGTTGCATTGGATTCGATTTCGGAGATTGCGGAGATCTACCTGCGCGACAACCTCAAAAGATCACCCGACCCACGGCAGGCGTATGGCAAGATGGCTCAAGAAGTCATGGGCGTTATCGAAGCTTTCAAGCGTTTGCCAAAGCACATCTACTTTGCAGCTAAAGTGGATCGCTACAAGGACGGCATGACTGGCATGCAACTCAACGGCCCCGGCTTCCCCGGTCAACAGCTGTCGGGTGATGTGCCACACCAGTTCGACTATGTATTCAAGCTCGATGTCGGGCAGAACCCTGAAACCAAGGAAAACTATCGGTACCTGCTGACGCAGCCCGATAACCAGAACAAGGCCAAGTCTCGTGGCGGTAGCATCGATGTGATGGAATATCCACATCTCGGCATGATCATCAACAAGATTCATAACTCCTGATTCATTCTTTAGAGAGAGAAACCAACATGTCTTTCATCGACTTTTCAACCTTCGACGTCAACGCCACTGAATACGACGAAGATTCCAGCTTCGACCTGGTTCCTGCCGGCTGGTACCAAATGTTCATCAGCAAAGCCGAACTGCGCCAGACCAAATCCGGCGGCTCTATGATCTCTGTTACGTACGACATCACCGGACCGACACACCAAGGCCGCAAAGTCTTCGGCAATTTCAACTGGGAAAACGCCAACCCGGTTGCGCAGGAAATCGGTCGCAAGCAGTTCGCTCAGCAGGTCCGTGCACTCGGCCTGCCTGGCATCCAAAGCCTGGACGATCTGATCAACCTGCCGTTTGACGGTAAGGTCGGTATCCAGAGGTCGAAGGATCCGCAATACGAAGACAGCAACCGCGTGACGGCGTTTGCCGCAGCTGGTAGCAAGTCTGATGGTGCGCAAGTTGCTCAACCTGTTGCCGCTCCGCAACGTCCGGCGCCCGTCGCTCAGTCTGCTGCTCCGGCTAAATCCTCCGCCAGTTCGAAAGCTCCGAAACGCCCTGCTTCGACCAAAGCAGCCCCTGCCGCTCGTGGTAATATGCCATGGGAGAAGGCTACTACGGATGCAAATAGGTTTAATCCTATCGATGATGACATCCCGTTCTGACCGCCAGGCTGTTTGACCGACATAAAGCGCGCCGCAGTACCGGGCGCGCTTTCCATTTGAAAGGTATGCAACATGCGCATTGCAACAGAAGTGCTCGCAGCAATCGATGCTGCTATCGAGGCCGACGGTGGGGCCAGTTTTCGCCAGTGCCTTGCAACCACAGTCAACGATGTAGCTGACGCATACAGCACCAACAACGATCGTCACCGCTCGCACCTGGGCGCTTCGATTATCGGGCGGGAGTGCGCTCGTGACATCTGGTACACAGCTAACTGGGTGACTGCTCCCAGGTTCGATGCCCGCATGATTCGTCTATTAAACCGCGGGCACCTGGAAGAGGCAAGGTTTATCGCCCTACTCCAGATGATCGGCTGTACCGTGTGGCAGCACGACGAAGCTGGTAAGCAATTCCGTATCTCCGACGCTGACGGCTACTTCGGTGGATCATGTGACGGCGTGGCTGTTGGTGTACCTGGTCTCAATCCAACCACACCTTGCCTTCTGGAATTCAAGACCGCCAACGACAAGTCATGGACAAAGCTGACCGAAGAGGGTGTGCAGCTCAACAAGCCCGAGCACTATGCGCAGATACAAATCTACATGCACAAGCTCGGTCTGAAACATGCTCTATACATGTCGGTCAATAAGAACACTGACGCCATCCATGCCGAGTTTGTGGTTGCAAACTACGCAAACGCCGAAAAGAATCTGGATAAGGCTCGAAAGATCATCCAGATTCAGGTCGCGCCACAGAAGATCAGCAACGACAAGACATTCTGGAAGTGTAAGTTTTGTAACCACAGAGATGTATGCCACAACGGAGCCGGACCGGACGTAAACTGTCGTACCTGCATGCACTCCGAACGCATCGGCGACGGCAAGTGGCGTTGCAATAAGCATTGTGTTGAACTGTCCACACAAGACCAGCTCTATGCATGCAGAGACTGGACCAAAGACCAAAGGATCTACTCAATATGAGCAACCAAAAGTACGAACTGCGATGGTATCAGCGTGAAGCTGTGGATGCTGTCTTTGACTATTTTGGCTCTGGGGCAACCGGAAACCCGGTTCTTGTGCTCCCCGTAGCAGCGGGCAAATCGATTATTGTTGCACAACTCGTTCGCGAACTGCTGCAATCGTGGCCGAACCTGCGCGTCATGATGCTGACGCACGTCAAAGAGCTTATCTCGCAGAACCACGAGAAGCTCATGTCAATCTGGCCAACCGCTCCGGCTGGTATCTACTCTGCTGGGCTCTGCAAGAAGAACCACCACATGCAGATTACGTATGCCGGTATCGGCAGCGTAGCCAAAAAGCCAGAACTGTTCAAACGGACTGATCTCATCATCATCGATGAGTGTCACCTGGTGAACAGTCGCGGTAACGGGCAGTACAAGCAGTTCATCAAGACATTGCGTGCCTACAACCCAAACCTGCGGGTCATCGGCCTGACAGCCACTCCGTACCGTCTTGGGCAAGGCAAGCTAACCGATGACGTGTGGTCGGATCGAGAGGGTAAGTACGTGCCGTCGATCTTTACCGATATCGCGTATGACCTGGGTTCCGTCTACAATTTCAACCGCCTAATCGAGGAAGGCTACCTGTGCCCACTGGTACCCAAGAACACGCAGACGCAGATCGATACATCCGGCCTGCACGTGCGTAACGGCGAGTTTGTGCAATCCGAGATCGAAGATGTATCCAACAAGGAAACCATAACAAAGGCCGCAATTGCAGAGACACTGGCCATCGCAGGAGATCGCAAACACTGGCTCGTGTTCGCTGCCGGGGTGGATCACGCACACAACATCGCAAACGAACTGAATGCCAACGGCGTGCCTGCGTGTGTCGTGACTGGCGATATGGGTGCAGAACGTGACCAGAACATCCGCGACTACAAAGCGGGCAAGTACAAAGCCCTGGTCAACGTAGGTGTTCTCACGACAGGCTTCGACTTCCCGAAAATCGACCTGATCATCATGCTACGCCCAACCACATCTCCTGTACTGTGGGTGCAGGCACTCGGTCGTGGTGTGCGTATCCATCCGGAGAAACAGAACTGCCTGGTGCTCGACTTTGCTGGCAATACACTGCGTCTCGGGCCAATCAATGACCCTGTCGTGCCAAAGCGCAAAGGCTCTTCTGGCGGCGGTATGGCACCCGTCAAGGAATGCCCAGAGTGTGGCTGCATCATGCACGCCAGTGCGCGTGTATGCTCGGGTATCCACCCCGTGCGCGGCGATACGTGTGGCCATATCTTCACAACAAACACCAAGCTTGTCGAGAGTGCATCTACACACGATCTGGTCAAAGTCGAAAGACCGGTCATCAAGTGGTTCAATGTCAAATCAGTTCGGTACTCAGCTCACAAGAAGGTTGGCTCCACAGAGACTATGCGCGTCAGATATGAATGCGACACCGGCGACGAGTTTAGCGAGTGGGTATGCCTGGAGCATAAAACACCGATCGTCCACCGTGCCCGCAAATGGTGGCGCGACCGCTTTGACCAGTCACTCGACTATGGCGATGTGACATCGAGTGGCCCTCAGCGTGTCGGTGGTGTTGTGGTTGACCTTGGCACAACTACAGTCAACAGGTTCCCATCCACTATGCATCTGACCCCGGACCAATACCCGGAACGTGTCTCTACTGCCCTTTCTCTGGCTCATCATCTGCGCCAACCTAAGCGCATCGCCGTGTGGACCAATAAAGGGAAATATCCAGAGATCACCAACTACGACTTCGGCGACACGGAAGGTTAAAGATTGTCAACGGAGTTGTATTTAACACTCTTTAACACACAGAATTAGAAGTCTTGGGTACAATGCTTTCCATGGTGATCGATGAACGACGCCACTTGAACCCCAATCTGGAGAAACTGAAATGAACACCATCATCAACCTGATCAACAAACTGGACGACATCGCTGAAGCTTCCATCTACGTTGGCTTTGGCATCTCGGTGGCAATCATCGCCGGCCTTGCCGTCCACAGCGTCATCTCCCACATCTTCTTCTGATCTCATCAACACAGGAAACCATCATGGATCAAACAATCATCGTTCTCAGCCTCGTCTTCGGCTTCATTTACCTGGTTGCATTCATCTCCCTGATCTACTGCGCGCTGTCTGGTAACCACAAGTCCCCCGCCGCACGGGCAGTGCTGATCGCCACGCTGTTGCCGGTTTTCGGCTACCCGCTGGCCGCATGGTACGCCAGCAAACACCCGCGCAATGGCATCTGATGCCATCGATTACCAAACAAGGATTTTCATCATGAAACACGGTTTTGACGCCTTCCTGGTCATCTTCGTCGGCCTGGTTCTCGCAATCGCAATCTTCGCCGAAGAATGGCCAGCCGGCTTCGACGCAATGACAACCCTTGTGGTCGATGCAGTCAACGCAGCAACAGATGTGGTAAGCAAACCTTGATTTAACAACCGTTTGCACACAGTAGTACAAGACACAGATACAATGCTTTCAACGGTTGTTGCAGTGGCCACCGAATCACTGGAGAATCCAAAATGGCAATCGTCATCGAATACACCCACGCAGCAAAAGAAGCCCTGGCCAACGGCGCAGACATCACCGACATGTACGCACACGTAGGCGTGCGCTGGGGCGGGGATGCAAACCACAGTAAAGAATACGCCGGCATCATGCCAACCGAGTGGTTCTATAGCATGTCAGGCACAGACGGCGTGTATGGCGACATCGAAGGCAATGCCGAGTACATGTCCAACGAGAAGTGCGCAAACGGCCTGGTAACAGTTGCCGTGGATGCCGCAGACCTGCTTCACTTCGAGCTGGAATTCGTGGAACAAGGCGAACCGATCTATCGCGCTCTCGAGACGATCCTTCGTGACGCATGCGGCTACGATCTGCAGGAAGTCGTGGTTGGACACACACCTAACCCGAAACCTCGTGTCATCTACGCAACGCAAGAGCAGCTTGGTATCGATGCTGATGAGTTTGATGCACGCGCCCTTCATATGGCAGCGTATGAAGCAACAGAAGGATACGGCTACCACGTCAGCAAGATCGATCACAACGAGCTGTACAACAAGTTGGGTTGCATGGCTCTCGCCATCGAGCTGCGCGGAGAAGCAAACAATTGTTAAATCAACCTTGATTTGACAACGTTTAACACACAACAGTATAAGTTCCAGGTACAATGCTTTTCATGGTGATCAAGCAAACGTCGCCTGGAACCGCAAACATCATAGAGGATCATACGTTCATGAACGCACTGAAAACCATCCGCGAAGCCATCGCCGCCGCTTACGACTTCACCCAGTTCGCCAACCACAGAATCCGCTTCGTTGGACCGAGAGGAATCGTGACCGTGCTGCACTTCAGCACCACTAAAGACACTGCGCGGGTGATGATCGAAACCGATGCCGGTACTAAACTCACCGATCTGAAATACTCACAGATCGTCCGTGCAGCAGAGAAGTGCCGGTTCGACAAGCAAGAGGTCAATTGGTCGCTGTGACTAAGAAAGAAATCGAACACCTGGAAGCCCGCCTCGAAAAGGCCAAAGCCAAAGTAGAGGCACTTACCGAACTACTGGAAGAAGCTCGCAGACTGTACGCCGAGACACCGAAACGCAAACTCGGAGTGCGGGACAGGGTGATGAGTGTGGTTGCCGAGAAAGGCGATACACCAGCAGCTCTTAACCAGCTTCTCTCCGAAGGCTACTCAAAAGCATCCGTCTACTGCTACATGAGCCGTCTTCGCAACGGCCACATCTGAGGAATTTCATCATGAACATCAAGAAACTCGCAATTGCCGCCATCATCGCAACCACATCCTTCGCCGCGTATGGCGCGACAGCGCTGGATGGCGTGAGCGCTGAAACCGAGTTCCTGCTTCGCACGGCCGTGCAAAAAGCCACCGACTGCAAAACCGTCAAGCAATGCAAGGATACATGGGGCGACGTATCGTCGCTCACAGCGAAAATGGCTGACGAAATGCGGACCCACGACATGAAGAAGGCATACCTGGAAGGCATGCGCGACACCATCAAGGCCGCAAGGAAGTCAGGTGCGATCGATGAACTTACAGAATCGAGCATGCTTATGACAGTAGTTAGCATGTCACTCAAAGCCGGCGTCACCATCAACATTGGAGAAAGTAAATGAACATCAAAAACGCAATCATCCTGCCGCTCGTCGGCTCAATCGCTGCAACCGTCATGATCGGCGCAGCAAAAGCCGACGACGGCGGTTGGAAAGCTGAATCCATCAACGAAGAGTTCGCTATGGCAAACCTGCGAGTCGCGATCGACAAACTACAGAACTGCGACACCGTAGCCGAATGCCGCCGCGCAACGAAGCAAGTCATCGATACTCTGTACACCCACGAGCAGGCACTCATCGACAAGCAGGCTGCCTACACTGGCTTTGTGGTTGCATCCGATGTCGCTAGGTCCCTGGAATCGGCCGGCCACATCAGCGCCCGTGAAGTCAACCACATCGAAAGCATCTACCAGCAATCAGCAGCACGCGCAGGTGTAACCATCACCCGTAAGTAAGGGAAGACCATGAACACAACGTTCATCATCTACGCAGTAAACATTGCCCTCACCCTCTTTGTGGTTGGCGGCCTCGTTTGGATTGACTACTTGAAGGACTTCGTATGAAAGGCAAGTTCTTTCGCAAAAACAACGCTCACTCTCGCCTGTTCGATCTCAGCTACTTCGACCAGGATCATGTTCTGCACGTCCACTTCAACGGGCAGGAAGCCGTGATCGCTCTCGGCTTTGATGATGTGTACATCGCTGCCGGCAACGAATGGACTTCAACCGCAACCATCCTGCCGCGTGCTCTGCGTGACGCATTCCGGGCAATGGGCGGTATCGATATGGAACAATACTCGCTGCGCTTCTCTGATGCCGTCGATGTTGGCGAGGCAAGCAATGGGCCTGACTCCTACACGATCCGCGCCCGCCGCGATCAATTCGGACGTATCACCATTGCGGCTGAGATCGCAGGGCAATCCAAAGAGTTCGCAGGCTACCTTGGTGAGACAAAGTACCGCGCAGCGAAGTGGATTTCCGAACGAATCATCGAGCTGGAGAGCGCGCAATGAGCACAGCACAGGAAGTCTTTGATGGCATGACGCACAGGGACTTTAACGAGTTCCTGGTCCTGAATCACCGACACAAGGGTCACCCACAGTCTCTGCGGCTGCTCCTGATCGAGTACCACGACGCGCTTCAAAAGCAACTCGGGTTCTCGCTGGTCGATGTGATCAACCTATCCCCAAGGGTGGTTGGACTGGACTTCATCGGCAAATCGGCATCAATCTGCCACATCGTGTCCAACAGGTTCGTCGACGTGTCGATCATTGCACAGGGTGCTCAAATCAAACGCAACGGCGTCAACCTGTCGGAAAGCCATCGCGCCAACATCCAGGTGCGCGATGACCTGACGTCAGACCTGATCCACCGCGCCGTGTTCCTGTGCCTGTCCGGGCTGTTCCCGTCGTGCCTGCCAAGCGCAATCCTGGCCGCCAGCGAGTCCCCGAAACAAACCATCCAAGAGCTACTCAAATGAGTTTTATCCTGTTCATCGTCATCCTGGTAATCACAGTCAACATCCCCAATGCCGTTCGTTGGCACCAACGCAAATCCGGCACGGAAGACACTGGCCCTGTGGCCGGCGCCATGATAGTCCTTGTCGCAGTCCTTGCATTCGCTGCGGCTAACATGTGACGGATTGTAATCTAACAATCCTTAACACAAACAGTATAGATTGTCTGGTACCATGTCTTCCATGGTGATTAACGGTTGATCGCCAACAACACAGCAAGAGAGAAACCAATCATGAAACAAACCATCATCGCCCTGTCCCTGGCCCTGGCCACTACGTCCGCATTCGCCACCAACACCCCGGGCGCCGATTGTGTCGGCACCCACGCTTGCCGCGGCGCAGTGACCGAGAACCACAACCCGACCGCTACCGCTGGTGGCGGCCAAGCAGAACAACGTCAGCAACAAGATCAGTCCGTCGCCAACAACGTGGCTGCAACCGGCAACGGCTTCGGCGGCAGCGCATCCATCCACAACATGGGCGCCCCGAACAACGCCAACTCGTACCAGTACAGCGCCAACCGCTATTGGTCCGTGCGCCCGGTCAACGTGCAAGCAACCCCGATCGTAACCCCGGCCGCTAACGTGGTAACCACTGTGGGTGCAGAGTGTGGCCCGCGTGTCCTCGTGAACGGCAAGCGCGTCTACGGCATCAACAACCGCCCGCTGTCAACCCAAACCGTCGACGTCGGTGTCGATGAGCGCATCTCTCCGGATCGCGAAGAGCCGTACCGCAAAGTCGAACTGGTCCCCGGCGTCTTCCAGCTTATCGGCCACCGTGTCAGCGAAACTTCGGCTGTTGTCACCACGTCATCCGGCGGCGGCCTCGGCTTCGCAGCTAACGGTAACGGCGGTGCTGGCGGCTCGATCGGCGGTCAAACCTCCGGCGCCATGCAGCGTCTGGTAACCACCGTCCGTCTGCACGAGTGCGTGGCCTTCGAAGTCGATTCCCGTGTCGCCCCGAAAACCAAAGGGTGATAAGTATGACGGCAGATACTACTGAGGTGTCTGCCGTGCTTTCACAGCGCGGCAGCAGGTACGGACGCTTCATCGATGTGAGCGCCGTTTACGCCCAGATCCGTGAAGCCATGTACTCCAACGGCACGGATCGCTACTCTACATCACAGCTTCACGCCATCGATGCCATCGCAATGAAGATGGCACGGATTGCGACAGGCGACCCTAACTACCTGGATAACTGGGTAGACATCCAGGGGTATGCAAAGCTCGAACAAGATATCCTTGAAGAATTGCAGGAATGAAGCATCGAGAACGCAAAAACATCAAGCAGTACATCCGGCGTGCCATCCACAATCTCAAAGAACGTGGATCGCTGGTGTACCGCTCACCTGGCGAAAACCATCTCTGTGTGGTTGAAGTAGACTACCCATACTGCACGGTCACCGTGTATCGAAACGGTAAAACGATCGCAACACACGATCAGATGATCTACTCGACGGATGACATCGTGATCGGCGGCATCTATTGGTCGCGTGAACACAACCACGATGATCTGGTTGACCGGATCAAGCGGGATGGTCATCTGGCAGTCGGATCGCGTTATGCAAGTGTCAACCGATGGACATGGCCAAACGGCCTCGTATCAGTGACACTGGTCGACATGCTCAGCCCACGCCATCGTCGCACCCAGTACGATGCAGTGAGCCTTGACCATGTGGTTGCATTCTTGGCAGGCGATATCGAAGTCGAGGATGTGCAAAAACTGTCACACGGCGAACTAGGGAGAACCAAATGAGCGCAGCATGTATGCTCAAACGTGAAGTAAAGGGGCTGCTCGACCAAAAGCTGTCATCGTCGCACGACGGCGAGTTCGGCATCAGGTCAGGCCTGGCATCGCTTGTATGCTCACGTATCAACGGCGATCTGTACGAGCTGTCGATCACAGTCGACTGCGATGGTGTGACGGTTAGCAAACGCAAGACGATCCACCGCAACCACGTGTGGGATGAGGCCCCGTCAAAAGTCACCGTACTAGTCGATGCTATCTGCAACCACATCGACTGGATTGCAGGGGATTGCTCTGGTTGCAAGGACGAATATGGATGGATGGCATGAGAAATAGTGAACGAGTAATCAATGACGTGACCGTTGCGCTCACGTACATCATCAGTGACGGCCTGGATAGCGGGCTGCAGTTCGAGCAAGGGATCGCTCGTGTCGTATGCCGGCGCGGCGAGTTTTACAACACAGTGCTAGTGGCCGTTGACTGCGATTCGGCCACATTCACCAGCGCAAATACATCAGCAGTCGCCGACGGCAACGACGGCGTCAAACAGGCTGCAAAACATCTGCTGGACAACGTAGTCTGCGTGGTCGAGTACCTGGCGAAGGAGGAAGAATGAAGATCCTAATCTTTGGACAAAGCGGTACCGGCAAGACGAAAGTCGTCAACCACATCGCTGAATCCATCCGCGAGAACGGCGGTTGGTTCAACCTGATCGAAGCCAGCAAGTGGGCTAACGCCCCACTGAACGACGATTTGGTCGAGTACGACGACAATGGCAACAGCGATACACCAAACATCCTGACGGCCACGGATCTGTACAACGAGCAATGGCCGGAAGCTGATATGCGCTCGTTCATCGGCGTCACCGGCCCTAATGAATGCCGTGTGGCTGAATCCTGGAAACGTGAGCTGTCAGATATCGAGCAGTCCATCCCTGACGTGCTGGTGCGCTGCATGCTTCGCTGGGACTACAACAAGGACAAATTCCCGTTCGTCGCGATCATCGAAAAGAATCGAAACGGCGTGCCATTCCGCGAAATCTCCTATCGAATCGATAGCGATGGCATTCACTTCTCGACAACAAGGAACTGATCATGATCAAGCACAGACGCGTATTCACGGCCTTTAACAGTGTTGAATACCCAACAGTCGAAGAGGCGAAACAGGCGTTCAATGAGGCGGTCGCGGACTATCGACATCTTGACGTCACGTTCACCGCATACGGACTGAGTGGAAATTCGACCAGCATCATGTCCACGAGGGATGACTCAAGGCATTACGTGGTTCTACGGACGGAAAACTATGATGTACTGCACGAGCTGCCAAGCCGCTCGACAGCAATCGTTCAAGCTTGCGGCCATATCACGGGGTATCTCTGATGAAAGTACATGCCTTGCTCGAAGAGTACGTACGTGAATCTGCGCTGCTCAAGGATGGCGAATCGGTCTCCTATAAGACACAACTCGGCAACGGCGTCCTGGAACTGTCATCCACACTCTCCGGCGACTACCTCAAGGTAACCGCTAGTGATGGCGTCACCGGCAAATCAGCCGGTGCAGCATCCACAAAAAGCGACGTGGATCTGTACGCAGCCCTCCGTGAGGTGGTCGCAAGACTACTGATCGACGCCGAACAGAATGTATTCGGCGTCGTCATCGCACACTCCGGCAAGTACATCGTTGCCAAATGCGATACGTATTCGTCACGCCGCGTCCCGGCAGAAAACGGCGAGAAGGCTGCTCTGCGCATGCTCGCAGTTGACATCGTCGAGTACCTGCCGTGATCACCTGCGTGGCATATCTCGTCGCAGCCACAATGCACTGCACCGGATTGGCGCCTATCCCTATTGTGGTTGGCGCCAACACTCCCGTAGGCATCTTCGTGGCCGCGCCATTGAGCCGTGACGCCCATGGATTCGACCACCAACCCGATGGAATTGCCGCGATCCACGTCGCCCTCAAAGGCCGGGAAAGGCTGTTTGCGAGGCAACCACAGTACAGGCGAAACGTCAGCGCAGGATGCATCAATGTGGCTGAAGCAGACTACCGAAAACTCCCAAGACGATCATTCCGACTGGAGATCAGAAAATGACAGATATCAACTTCGAGAAAATGCAGTACACATACCTGCCGTCACTAGATGGTGGGGTGAACGTCTATGCGTTCACGAAACGCCAAGACCGCAAGATGTTCGTCGCCAAGAACCAGGCAGCAAGGCTGATTGGTTTTGAAGTGGTACGCGAACTCGGCAAAGACCAAACCTGGAACCCACTGAAACCCCCCGGTGCTACCGGCCTTTGCATGTGGATGCATGTACCCAAGATCGCCCTCTGAAACAAAGAAGCCCGCATCTCTGCGGGCTTTTTGCTGTCTATCAGTCGTAGTTCTGCTGGACAAACTTCGATTGCGTGAGGCCAAATACATCCTCAACAAGCTGCAGTGTGATGGTTTCGTCATCCAGCGACCCAATGTCGATCGCCGAGATGCGCATCACCATGTTGTCGATGCCGTACGGCAGCCAGTGCAGCTTGATGTATTGCCCGATGTAACAATCGAAGAACGATCTGTCCACCTTGACTGTGCACGTCACAACAGGCGACGATAGGGCCTTGAGATCGCGCATCGCAACCTGCCTGGCCTGTGTTTCCTGGAAAAATCCAGTGTAGTCACGCGTCACAGAGATGACACCAGACTGCCTGGACGCAAGCGCCGTATCTGACACCGTTACCGTACGCTCTTTGTTATTGTCTACGTCCCAGTACTTGACGATGACCTTGGATGTAAGCTCCGATTCCAGTGAGCGTTTGAAGTTGCTGATGCTGACGATGTTGTCTTCGTTGGCCACGATCGCGTTATCTATCAGCGTCTGATTGTGCCGGATCAGCATCAGGTGAAACTTACCTGTTTCGCGAGAGATAAACAGGTTGCCGTTGATGTGGTCGAGTACACGCTTGATGAAGTCATTTATGCTCGATGACTTGTCCCAGACGATGCACATGAACATGTTTTCCTTGTACAACCAACCCTGGGCGCCACCAAAACTCACCGTATCGATGGAATCAACCGGGTAACCCATACCCCACTCATTGTTCGTCAGACACTCCATGATGATGTCGGCCGGGTTCATACCCCATGCTTCAGCATGCTTGTACGTCGTCAGGCTTGCCTCCCATCCTGCCGGCATACGATCTGGGTCGATGCGCGTTACTTTGAATGACGGGGCACGCAGCTGCGGGGCGTTCCCGAAGTACACGTCCTTGAAGAGGAAGCTGCACACACCTTTGTACGCAGGCATGCGACGCTGATCGTTGTACAGCTCTGTGCCTTTGTTCCCAAGCCATCCGTACCGTGGCTGGTCTCGTTTCCCCCACATGATCGTGACGTCACCTACGGAGCGTTTTTCCCCCGGCTCATAGACTGGAGTGCGAATTGTCTTGGCCACTTCATTGTCAGCCTTGCCTGCATAGCTGTGCGTCTGCGTCTCGATCCAGCGAACGATCCTGGACGGCGCTTGCATCTCTCCACCCACGCCACCTTGGCCATCCGCCCCGCCGAACATCTCGGGGCCAGCTAACTGGATTTCGTTGAAGTGATCCTGGTTATCTAGCTTGGTGATGAACGGGCATATCTTGTTATCGAACTTGATACCCCAGAACCTGCGAGCTGGACCGACGCAAACCGAGAACATGCACGACATGAAGTAGAAGTACCCGAGCGTCACATCCCCCTGCTTCCTTGGCATCGTCTTGATGTCAGCCACCCACACCACATTGGAACCCGACAGGTAGCGCGTACCAAACAGCACTGGGATCTCTTTACCGTCTTCCGCCGTTGGATACGTGAGCTGACCTGGCTTCTGGTTACTGGTCTGTGTGGGGGGGTTGTACTTAGGACGCGTGGCAACGGTAACAAGCAGGCTGGCAACAAATACAGCAAGATAACCCCAGATCATACAATACCTCCATCGTACGGGCTTTTCTCTGGAATGTAGGGGAACCCACCAAAGTTGGATGAGTTGTTGAACTTGTTGATACAGGTATCCAGCCTCTTGTCACACCCATACGCAGCCACCAGCTGTTTGCCAACCACAGTGTCAGCATTGACCCGACGCGAGAGCTGGAAGCGTTCACCCTGCTGCGAGACCACAAAGAGCTGAATCCCGTCAGGCCGCGTCAGCGTACCCTGATCGTATTGCCCATTAATGCCACCAAACCCCGGAATGATGAGCGTGAACCCGCCATCCTCCACACGTGACGGCACCACTGTACGAGAGAATGCGCTCTTCGGCGCCTTGCACTTCTCGCCATACAGCTCGAACCGGCACTCACGCGTGAACCGTGCCCGCAAGCCTTCGCGAGACAGGCTACTGAACGACGACTCGCAGTTCACTTCGACCATAACACCGGAGACTGAGTATCCGATAGCACGGCCGCGCCACAGCGTCCTTACCTGTCCATCCGGATCATTGGCATGGAACCTTCTGATGATTACATTCATGACACCAACAAGCCCGTCTTTGAGCAACAGAGCCCCGATCCTGGTATTGATCGGGAACGTAAGTTGGATCGATGACTTGAACGGGTCAGAGTTATCTTTGATCGACGAGCGCTTGATAGGCATCTGGGTGTATGCCTGCCCGCCGATCTTGACGTGGTCACTTGACGCAGACGTGTAGTAATACGTTTGGTCTGCAGTTTCAAAAACATAGCATTCGACCGGGGACGATGTGTTGTCCCCGGTCTCGGTTGAGATAAAGCTCATGGCACGCTGATGACTGATACAGAGACTGTCATCTTATCACGTCCGTCATATTCAAATTCGATCGAGTCAGTATCCAATCTCACTTTGTGCAGTGTCGTAACCAGCTCGATTGCCGTTCTGGCCACCGAATTCCCGCCAAACGGATCGATATCAAAAGCAATCATCGTACGACTCCCAAGATGATCATTGACGTACTGCACTGACGCCACTCTCCCGCCGAAGATGTATCGCTCATTGCAGTTGTTCTTCTTGTATCTAACGCCGAGGTTGCCACCAGCGCCAATACGTTGCGTCACATCACCTTCCAGTGCAATCGCACCATTGCCTAAGTGCGTCAGTCCGCTCGCAGTTGCAAAATTCTCATACGTCGGCAGCCAGAACGGCGTGTACCGGCCCTTCATGTTGATGAAGAAATTCTTGAGAAGATCCACTTCTTTGATTGTGGTTGCCATAAACTTCACCGTCCTACGGTGCCGCACATGACGGGTGTTATTGATCCAGTTTGGTTTGGATGTGCCATTATCCACCTCTTCCGCAAGCTTGCTTGTGTCAATACTGAATGCATCCACAATGGGCTTGTGCATGATGTAGAGACCATTGTGGGTGGTGTAGCCAGACATATTCTGATCAACATACGGGTTCTCGATCGACATCATCTCGGCTGATATAGCATAGTCATTGATGCCAGCTCCGATCTTCATCTGGATGCCCTTGACTGCCTGCACGTTGACGTTTGGCGCAATATAAGCATTGCGCGCAGTAATCGGAGACTTCTTCTGGAGCGTCAGGTTGCCAATACCAACGGACTGTACCTTGACGTCGCGGGTCGTACCGAACGGAGTCATGATGATCGCCCCTTTGCCGGTCGGGTAATCACCAGACGACAGGTTGCTGCCGTATACGACATTGGAATCCGTTGAAAGGTCAGTGATGCTCGACATCCTTGACGCAAGGATTGTGTCAAACACACGCCCCCAGTGACTCTGTTGACGAATAAGGTAACCGTACACGTGCTCCATTTCTTCTGGTGAGTCGAAGCGGAAGTCATACTTCAGCCACACTCTCGGGGTCAACCGCAGGCACGCCCTACGTTCGCCAGCAAACGTCCGGATGATGCCGGTATTGAAATCCCAACGCTCCGTGAACTGCTTCTCAGGGATCGGCAGGTATCTCACCTTGAAGCTGATCTGCAGCGGAATGGTCCAGGAGTGCGTACGGTCGCCACTGCCGCTGTATTCCAGTGTAACGATGGCGGTCACCTCTTCGTCTTGGATCTCTTCGCGCGGCGTAACAGTGATCGTCGTGCCATTGCCGACTTGTGCGCCAATCACTGGGCGTACCGAAGCAATATCATGCCCGGGGATCTGAATTGATTTGATCGTGAGCTGCTTGCCATACAGCGGCGTATCAACCGACACACGGAACCTGAAGCTGTTGTTGATATTCGGGGACATCCGTACATCGACGCCAGTCCAGTCAATCTCGCCTTGTTGCGGGATCGGTTGCGGATTGACCGACGGTTTGTTACCAGCGTCGCCAGTACCGAGATACCACTCACGAACCTGCAAATCACTGATCTGGTAACGGTTGCCACGCGCGTCGAGCGTTTCAGATTTCGCCCAGTTAGTCAGCGAGAAGTCGTTTGCGCCAGTCGCTTCATGCATCTGCACGTTGTTGGCAAACTTGCTGTCCAGCGTGATATACGCCCGGCGCATGTTCCGCGCAATATCACCAGCAGGCAGTCTATTTCCCGGCCACACGATCGCAGGAAAGCCTTTCTCCCTATCGAACGTGATGCTGTCGTAGTACGACTGATGCAGTGGCCCGGTATACGGTTTGCCGTTCAGGTACGGAACATACTGGAAGCGAATCTTGTTGGCGTCTTCGTCCACATAGCGCACCCACACAAAGGTAGATATACCTGACGGAACAGCCTCGCCCACAGATCCCGCATAGTTAGTCGGGTCCTCAATGATGCGTGGTTGCCTACCATTAATAGTAGACAACTCTGTGGTTGACAGCCGGTAGCCACTACCACGGGCATACCACTTAACACCTGTGATCGAGTCGCTCTCGGCAAACAGACCGTAATTGGATAGCGCAACCGTGGCGACCGAGAGCTTTTCCCACTCATCCTGCATCCGCCCGTTGTGGTCGATGATGACGGCGGGGAATGTCTTCAGGCCCGACCACGCGGGCAGTATGATCTCATTTGGCCAGCGGACAATCTTGCCGTTTCTCAGCTCAACAAACGCCAGCCAGTCACCCCACTGGTTCGTGCCTGACGGCTTGCGGGTGATGATTACAGCCAGTCCATCGGATTGCTGACCCAATGTACCTTCGTAGATCGAGTCGGTTTCTCCGTTAACCTTGTCATCTTGGGTCGTAGACTTCCCTGCTTCACGCTTGATGTTGGCCACGATCGTTTGATCGTTGGACCACTTCACAAGGACGCGCGAATCCATCGCCTGAGCGTACGGCGTATGCACCGGCATAGACAGCGTGCGGCCGGGGATAACACCGTTATCCCAGGTAAACGGCAGATTGATGTCTGCGCGAGTTACCTTGCCAGCACGGTCTTCGAAAGTTACTGACTGGATTACAGGTTTCGTTGTGCCGTCGGTGTCTGCCACACGGAACACAATACGGTGGATCGTGTCGCCAGTAGCTTCATTCGGCTCCTGTCCTTGTGAGTAGTATTCGATCTTGTAACCTGCAGACGGCGCCGGCTTTTCCTCGTCAAACTGTGATTCGTTGTTGGCCGTAACCGTGATGCGCTGGCCATTGTCAAAGACAAAGACGTTGCGCATGTTGATCTTGCTGTAGTCGAATGTGTACAAAATCGTCTGAGATGACGCCGAATCCATCAGGAAATACGGCTCAAACCTCGGTACCCACTCACTCTTGTGCAAGCCATCTGGCGAAGCTTTCGGCCACCATTGCGGGTTCTGGCCATAGTTACCGTATCGCTCGATGTTGAGCAGCTTCACGCCGGTCCCAGCGCCATATTTCTTGGTCACATTGAACCGCACAAGGTTACGCGTGACGCTTTCAACCTGTACGCCAGTGATAATGGTGCTCTTGTCTACTGCAGGAGGAGGGTTGCCACCGCCTCCGCCACCACCGTTACCCCCACCGCCTCCTGGATTACCGCCTCCGCCAGAAGTTGTGGTCGCAAGCGTGAAGTACACTGGCAGTGAATCAGTAGAGCGGCCAGAAGCAATCCAGTTACCTCCGGCATTCCACTTGTTATACCCCTGCCAAGAGCCGTTCACGAACTGCTGAAAGTGTGACTGCGACCACGCGCCAGCAAGACCCAGGTCTTGGCCTCGACGGGCTGCGGAGATGTACCACGTACCACTCTTCGGCTTGAGCTGAACCCAGAACTGCGTGTTCTTCGGAATCGTGATCGTGGACGGAAACTCGATGTCTTCCCACGGAGACACCGAAATATTGGCGCCTTCTGTCTTGCGGTTGTTGCCGCGAACCAGATCGTACGTATACAGGTTGGCATTGCCGGCATGCCCGATCGTAATGGACAACGTACCACCTGTGGTTGACGCAGCCACAGACAGACCACTGAACGCCATATCCCGTGGTTGCGGGTCGAACAGCTCACGGCCATAACGCGACGAGGTCCACTCGAATGCAGTACGGCCAATCTGCGACGCGGCTTCCATCTGGGTCTCGCCGATCTCCCCGCCGTCGGTAAACCGAATGCCGTAGATCGGCTGACGGTGAAAGTTAGAGTAACCAACGGTAAGCGACCGCCAGCCACTACCAACCGGGTTGTACAGCGTCTCGCAATCGGTCAGTGCAGCCATCCGGTTAGGACGTGCCCCCGTCGAGTGGTACATGCCGCGGCTGTTGTTCGAGAAGTAGTTGGCACCCGGGTTGCTATCCATGTTCTCGCAGACGATGTGATACAGACGGCCAGCCGCAAGCGTGGTTGTGCCAGTCGGTCGCATGGCATCGAAGATCGAGCCTGTATTCCTGTTTGGCTTAAACCAGAACGTCCCAACCACACTCTCCAGATTAGGGAAGTGGTTACTGGTGCCGTCGTCGTTGCAGATGGTAACTTTGATGTTGCCGCCATTACCGGCCGCGTACCCACTGCCGCCCTGCCAGTAGAGCTGCAGGGTCGACACCTGGCCACCACGCTGCGCACGAAAGCGAAACGACGTGTACTTGTTTGGGCCAATCGTCGTGTTGGACAGGTTGGTCACGTGACCATTGGCAGCCGGACCCCACAGGCGCTTGTACTCATTGCTGGTGGTCACGTAGCCAGCATTGGTGTACGGCAGAACCTTCGGGCCGGTTGGCACAGGCGTGGGCTGCGGCATCGGAGCCGGGTTCGGAGTAGGCGAAGGCGTCGGCGCAGGAGGCGGTGTAGGCGCAGCACCACCATTCGATTCCTTGAGCTGAGCACGCGCGACGATGTTCCTGCCATCCTCACCCCAGTACGTGATGTAGTCTTCGCCGATACCAATTGTGTTGTGCGGCGACACGCTATTCATGTTGTTGCGGTCGACTGTGATCCACTGCACCTTGATGTTAGACAGATCACGCGGCAGGTCCGCACCAGACGTATCGACGTACGCAGGCCATTTCCAGTTCACCGGGTCCCAGTTATTGCGATTGGCCATTAGCCGCACGTCTTGCTCGGTGTCCCAGTTCGACATGACTCTGCCGTCATGCATGCCCTTAAACTCGACGTACCAAGCATTCGAATCAGGCTCCACTCCCGGCCTTTTCTTAATCCAGAAGAAGTTGTTATTCCCCGGCAACCCAGAGAATGTGGTTGGACGCGGGATGCCATAGTACGAATCGGTGGCTGTCGGGTTATATGGCGCGGGACTAGGCGATGGGGTTGGCGAAGGCGACGGTGAAGGCTGTGGTTGTGGTGCAGGGGCAGGAGACGGTACGGGTGCGCCATTTGCCCCACCGCGCATGTCGTCCATCGGGACAGTCGACGAAAGGAACCGCGCGTGCGTAATCCGGCGCGATGGCATGTCGTTTTGCGCGCCTTCCAGCGACACATAATAGATGCGCTTCCACTCGCGCCCGAGGTCCTGCAGCTGTGACACACCCATACCTGGGTAGTAGTTCATGAACGCGCCGTCACCAATCCACTTGTGGTCGCCACCGATGTGTACAGCCAGCTTCGTACCTGCCGGCATCGAAGGGTCCATACGCACTTCTGCGGTGACCATGACGGCCTCCACAGTTTCAGGCGACCGGACGGAGATAACCGCAGGCCCGAAGTGTGATACGGAACGCAGTTGCCCTTCGATCGTGATGACACTGTGACTGCCCTCACGCCAAAAACGCGGGTTGCGACCGACAGCAGATTGCATCGAGTAGGCGAAGTAGTTGCCCCAGTAGATGTCACTGGTGTTTTGCCATTGCTCCCACGTGCTCTGCCCCTTGCGCAACACCCAGAACGTCATGTTCCGGATGTTGCCGCGCATCTCTAGGTTGTTATTGGAGTTACCAGTCTGTTCCATGAACACGAACCAAGACTGGGTGGTCTGGAACCATTTCCAGCCCCACACACCTTGAAGTGCGCCCATGTTCTTGACGGCGCCGTATTCATGCCACCATGACGCCTGTTCGGGCTGCCATTTGAGGTGGCCACCCATAACAAGCGTGGCACCTTTCCACTGGCCGTCAGTACCGTTGGGCGATGTCCTTGCGCCGTTGTAATCTACCCCTCCTGTCCACCCCTTGCACTGGACTCGGTTATTGCCAGTGGACTGGATAATGGCTTCTTGCTTCTCAGAATAAGACATCGCCATGGTTGATCAAAGCTCCGCGAGTTGTGACTTGTTGCGTTGGATAATGTTCATCACGATCTGTTCGCCCTCATCGGTTTTGAGGTAATCGCCGACGATTCCTGGGTCGAGCACGTTGATGATTTTCGGGGTTATTGTAGCAGCCACAGTATCACTTCCGTTACCACTTCCTTCGACTGCCGCAGTGCCTTTTCGTACCTGTGCAGGAGTCGCAACAGTCACGCGCTCACCCGGAGAAGCGCGGAACGACACCATCTGCGAGTCAGTGCCGCCACTTCCGCCCACAGTAAAGGATCCGCCAGTCATGAATCGTGGGTTCTGCGAGCTGATCTGGTTGATAAGTCCAACGACTTGCGTCATGACCTGCGCGGACGTGACAGCACCCATGATCCCGCCTTCAGCGTACGCTTTAGACGCAGCCTGATACATGTTGATCGTGGCCTGCGAGATAGCTGCAGCCTTACCAATCCGTGCCAGCGTACGATTGCTATTGGTCGACAGTCCAGACAGCGCGCCGAAGTAGTTCGATGCATTAGCCAGCTTCAGGTCGTTCTCTTGTTGCTGGATTTGCAGCCTGATCTGCGAGTATTGCTGCTCGTTGATGATCTCCTGCTGTTTGAGTTGATCCAGCTGCGACAGGTAGTTCTGGTACTGCGTGAGCTGACGGTTGAAGCTGTCCTCTTGAGCAAACCCGTAAATACGGTTGACCTGGTCGCTGAAATCCTGACCTTGCAAACCGCTCTGTGTTAGCGCCTTGATTTGGTCAGCAATGTTCGACGCCCGACCAGCCGAAGATTCGTACTTCATCTCCTCCACGATCTGGGCAATCTTGGCTTGCTCTTGCATCGCCTTGATCTGCTCGTGGATGGCTTTTGTCTCTTCTTCCGTTGCGACCACACCCTTGGCTTTCAGATCAGCGACAATCTGCATCACACGGTTGTCGGCTTCGCGCTCTTCACGTGATTTACCGATCATCTCGGCTTCACGCTCGAGCCCGGCGAGCATCTCGCCCATCGGATTTAGGACGCCGCGATACTGCTCGGTCATGTGGCTGATAATCTGGTTGTATTGCTGCAGAGTTATAGTCCCGTCTTCGACCGCATCCATGGCGAACCTAGAGCGCTCGGCAAACTCCTTCATCGCAGCATTGATCGGATCGATTGCGCGTTGCATCTCTTGCAGCCAGCGCAGCAGCTCTGCATTCTTGTCGCTCACGCCACCCGCCATAACGACATTGCCGCCGTTGGCAGCGTTGCCTTCTTTTGGCATCTTGATATTCGCGGTTGCCTTGGATGCGTCATCAGCGCTCTGTTTCAGCTTGTCGATTACCTGCTGCGCCTTGTTGGCATCGCCGATCAGCTCACGAATCCACTTTTCGAGTAGGTGTTCGTTCTCGGCATTCATGCGCTTCTTCATATTGTCGAAGATGTTTTCGAACTCTCCTTCGTCGGCGCGCCATTTGAACTTGACCTCGGCGATATTGGACCCGGTCAGTTTATTGATGCCGGCAATTGCTGTATTGACAGCGCCCACAAGGCCATCGCCAATCGCGTTAAACGCCCGCTTGCCTGCTTCAAAGATGGTCTTAAATAGATCACCCCAGAAGCCCCAGATGGTGCCAACCACACGTTTCATGATGGTGCTGACACTATCGAGCACGCGAGCGATGCCGACTGCAAAGCCGGTCCAGCCTTCACCGACGCCAGAGAAGAAGTTGGCAAAATAGCTACTGATCTTCTTGACGAAGCTAGACACCACACTACCCAGCGCACCGAACGACAGGGAATCCCAGAGTTTTTTGCCGAATTCAACCACAGAGCTGATAGTCGACGAAATGCTCTGTTTGATCTTGCCGAACGCTGTGGTTGCAAGCGTCCCCAGCGTGGCTGACCCTTCGCCAGCGATACGAATCTCGTCCTTGAACTGCGAGAGATAGCCAATAGCTGCACCGATAGCCGACGCCAGGGCAATGAACGGGTTGGCACGGATCAGCAGCAGAACGCGTGCCACTTGCGCTCCGAACGCAGCCACAATGGCAGGGGAGAATGCCACCGCGATTGCAGCACCGACACCAGTAACGACGCCAGCCAGCTCCCGCATGTGGTCGGCAATGAACTGAATGCCCTTTGCCAGAGCCCCAGTGATGCCGAAACTCTCATCCATTTGCCCAATGAACTTGGTCAGCTGCGTCTGCAGATTCGTGAATGCGCTACCCATCGTGAGCGGCATCTTCTTGGCCTGATCCTCGATGCCTTTTTGCGCCTTCAGGATGGCATCGAACACGGCAGTAGACTTCAGCCCGCCGCTGTTCATAATCTCCCGAAGCTTGGCAATAGACCCGTTTGCGCCGTCCACATTCTCGGCAATACGCTTCATCAGGCTAGGCGCGCCGGACAGCACGGAGTTAAACTCCTGCGCCCTGACGGTTCCACTACCCATTGCCTGCGAGAGCTGCAGCAGGGCGTCTTTTGCAGACCCGGCGCTCACACCGCTGTTGGCAAGCTCCTGCGATACCAGCCGCGTAAACTTGAGCATTTCGTCTTGCGACTTGCCAAGCTCCTTAGCCGAGATACTCATGGTCTGATACATGTCAGACACTGACTGCAGCGACTGGCCGGTTTGGAGGGCTGCATCCACAAGTCCCTTCTGGACTTTCTCGAACTCTGCAGCAGTACTTGTGGACGACCGTACCTTGTTGTTGAAGTCGCCCCAAGCGTTGGCGTAGTCGAGGATCTTCTTCGTCGCGCCCGCAATCCCGACGACGGCAATCATCTTGTTGAGCTTGGACACCATCGACTCGGCCTTGCCCGCCGAAGTGCCTATCTGCTCGATGTCTTTAGATACCTGCTTGGCGCCAGATTGCTTGACGACAATATCTATGGTTTCGGTGGTCATTTGGAGAGTATCCGTTGTTTGTGGATGGAGCCGACCACAGTGGCAATTGCCTGATCAACAAAGCCTGCCGGCTGTTGTGGAGACCACCCCTCATTGAGTCGCTGGATGTACGGCAGGTTGTTGGTGATATGTGCACTGGAATCGGAGTCGCGTAATTTTGACAGCTCTGATTTGGCGTTGCCAATAGCTTCAGATGGTGATACAGGCGCATCCACCGTACCTAACGCGCTCTTGCCAATCGATACTTGCCAATTAGAACGCGCCCGCCCTGTATCCACTGGAGTGGTCAGGACGAGCGCGCTGTCGATGTTGAGGGCGACGCGCTTGAGCATATCTTGCGTGCCGACCTCTACCTGTCTTGCTAAGTTATCGAGCTTTTGCTTTGACGTTAGTTTGGGCATTGCGTTCTAGCTGCTTGGATTTGTGGTCGAGGTAGACATTATCCATCGTACTGATAGCCGACCACAAATCCTGCCGCTCATCCCGCGTCATGCCAGCTCCTTTGCCCCACTCTTCAACCACATTCCAGGGGATCTGTCCTTCTGTCATGTAGAGCGCGTTACGGCACGTCGTGAGCTGCCAGAAGGCCATCCAGTAGACTTGCAAATGTGGTTGCAGCTCTGGCTTATTCTCGATCTCTGGCGGGACCGGGAATCCGTTCTGGATGGCTTGTTTGCGGATCATTTCTACCTGCACTGGATCATTTTTCAGATGCCAGCGCAGGCACTCGGTCAGTTTTTTTCGTCTTCAACCCAAGCGTCGTTGCGGAAGTTCTCGATGTTCTCGGCTTGCTTATCCAGATACTCGAGCAGGTCCGGCAGGTCGGACAGCAGGATCTCGCACGTATCCTTGTTGTACGGCAGGTCTTTGCCGTCCGGTGTCGTGACGTTTTCCCAGCCTTTGACGATGGCGTCGGCGAACACACGACACATAAACTCGATGGTAGCCTGTTCGCTCGGTTGTTTCTTGGACAGTTCCGCGCGGTTGGCTTCGAAGTGGCGTTTCACTGCAGCGGCGTATTCGGCGTTGCGGCCGCCTTTACGGGCGATGTAGAAGGCGACTTCTTTGCCATCGTTGGTTACGTCAACGACGATGCGGGTGCCTTCTTTCTCTTTCTGGACGTCAGTGCCGAACTTGCTATAGATGCTCATCTTTTGATCTCTCTGTCATTGATGAAAAAAAAGGGGAGTCCCTTTCGAGACCCCCCTAATATACAACATGACAGCGAGGAGAGAGAAATTACTTGGTGCCTGCGGCTTTGGGCAGATCACTAAAGAACTGCCACATCAGGGTGTGACCGAAGCTCGATTGCGCCGCTTGAATCTCCAGAGGGATCGTGATTGCCTGGTCTTGTTCGACCGACAGACGACCATTACCGAGAGCCATCAGCGGGATATCAATGACCACGGCTTTACCTTCCTTGATCATGACCACATCGAGCGTGACGTCAGCATTATTGCGCACCGCTTTCATGGCGTCAACGTCTGCGAAATACGCCGTGATGTTACCGCCGACCTCGAATGTACCGATGGAGGCGTCGATAGCACCAAGAACACCGACAGCTTTGGTAGGTGTCACGTTGTTGTTGATCGAGATCGACAGCTCGGTGGCGTACGCAAACATCGGTTTTGGTGCGGCAATGCCGTTCTTCACTTCGGCCAGCCGGATACGCGCAAAGTCGCTGGACGTATTGAACGCGGTCTCCGGCTTCAGTTCAGGGCGGTCACCTGTCTTGATGCCTTGCTGGCCAGTGCGTTGCTCGTTGTCCGTGGCGACGAACGACAGATCGATGTTAATCTTATCCGCTTGCGCGATGTTAATCGTTGCCTCGTTCGGGATTGCACCCACAAGATACTCGGACATCTGGCCGTTCTGGTCCGAACCGAGTGTACGCTCCAGCTGATAGCTGCGTCGTTTGATTAGACTGTAATCAAGTTCGTTGCGGATCGTATCGGCGAAGTAGATCTCCAAGAACTTATCGGTAGCGGTCTCGGCGCCGTCCGGAGTCCAGGTGAACTTGTCGAAATAGATGAACCGCGAGTTGACCGAGTGAACGCGCGCAAAACCGTTGTTCTTCTCCATTCGGCAGGCAGGATTGTCGGATCCGAAGTAGACCCATTCACCCGGCAGCAGCGAATTCTGGATATACCGCGGCAATTCGGCGTTTGCGTTCGAGAGCGATACGCGGCCATCGGCATTAACCGAGAATGCGAGCACGCCTTTTCCGAATCGGTGGCCAACGACCTTTGTGATATGTGTTGTGGATGCGGTTGCTGCCTCCACTTCGCCCTCGACGGAGGCGTACGCACCGCTTACGCCGGTGATGACTCTCAGGCCATTGTTCTTGGCGGACAAGAATCCGGACAGCCTGACAAGCTGGCCAACAGCAAAGTAAGTTGCGGCAGTGCCCTGCACGCCAATACCCTGCGTGGCATCCATACCGACCGTCACGTACGAGCGGCCTAAGTATTCGTTACCGCCTTTGTTACGCATATCGGCGAACAGGAAGCCCTGCAGCAGCCGTGTCGTGTTGCTGAAGGTGAAGTCTTGGTTGAACCCTCCAGAAGCTTCCAGGTCAGTGGTCACGCCTTTCTTGCGCTGACGTGACTGGTTAATCGGGTTACGGGCCACGGTGGTAATCTGGCCGCCAAAGTCCGAATAGCTGTTCGGCTCGAGCGGGTACCACGTGGGTGAGCTGGGCAAGAGCCCAAGGCACTCCTCTTCCGCAAACCGGAGTCCGGTTACGTTGGAGTCGATTTTGTTTGACTTACAGACTGCCATAATCGTCATACTCGAAGAATGCGGTCACGCGAGTCTGGGAATAGTTTCCTTGTGACCCGTATTCAGCCATTTGTGGCCGACGCAACCACAGGTTGTCGTGACGGTAGTTGCGCAGTGCATCTACCAACTTTTGCGCAATATTGTAGCCATCACGCCTACCATTTGCGACAGGTTCGTATATCTGGATGACCAGTGTTCCTGCTGATCTCCAGCGTTTCATTCCGTTCTCGCAAGAGAGTGATGCTTGTTCACCAATGGAGTGAGTCAGCCACACCCTCGCCCATGCACCCTCTGTGGCCGGAGCCTCGCCAACCACATCCTGCCAGTTGATAGGGATACCGAGATTGGCGTCACGCACGATCCCGAAGAGATGATCCCTTGCTTCGAGGTATTTCATTCTTTTAGCCCTACGTATGACAGGATTTTGGTTTCACCGGGGCGCAGCTCTTGGACCCACTCGACTTTGTAGATTTTGCCTGTATCGTCCTTGACCTTGTGATTGGCAACCACATCGATTCTGGGCTCGACGATGGCTACGAGGTCCACGCGTTTGAGCATGTCTTCCGTGGCAAAGTTTGTGCCAAGACCACTGCCGATAGGGACAAATACAGCATTGCCGGATACCACATTCTCGACAGTTCCTTGTGGTTGCCATGGTTTGATTGGGTCGGCTGGTGTCTTGGAAATGGAGAGAAACTGCACCTCACGTGCAGCATCGCCGATCATCTCTTTTGCCAGCGCGACCCACTCGGGCCAGTACCAGACAGCTGGATTGCTCATCGCAGCACCTTACCGTTGAGGGCGCTGCCGCCAATCACTGACAGCATCATCCCATCGGGAATCGGGTATTCGCGATACATCGATGCAATCCCGCTCTTTGTCTGGCCGGTGACTTGGGCAAACGATTGCTTGAGCGGGCCGACCTCTTTGGAGGTGACGATCGTCTTTGCGCCAGAGTCATCCACGCGTGGGATTGGGGCAAGCGTTTGCGAGAGTGCAATCACTGCATACTCTGCACACGCTTTGCGGATGGCTTTTGGCAGCCCTTTCGAGCATCGGGGCCATACGAGCCCTTGTTCCTCGTTGAGCTGCGCGCCACCGGCGAGACTACCCCAGCGCAGATCGATATAGTCTGACGCTTTGATGAGGGCGGCCTCTTTTTGCCTGATCGTACCGACCCATGCGTCGTTACCGCGGGCACCAAAGTATTCGTCCGCGAAGAACACGGAGATATAGCTATTGGCGCCAGTTACGCCATCGCCGGTTTCTACGATCATTTGTCAGGCCCAGTATTTGTAGGAGATGCGAGCACCAGCCGAGAGTGTTGCACCGGCTTCGACCCACTGCTCATAGCGAGAGTTGGCAAACAGAACATACCCACCGACAGGCATCACATCGCCGGCGGATACGTTTGCGCGCCGCAGAATAGCTTCATTCTGGCGGCGCTTCTGTGCTTTGAGGTAGTTACTCAGCAGGTTGCGCATTTACTTTTCTCGCACGAGGCTTATCCACGGGCAGCGACTCGGCAATCTCCTCGAGTGTACCGACTTCCAGCATGCCGGCCAGCCTCTCGCGGGCCGCAGCACGCTGAGAGGCCAGCTCGTTTTGCCGTGCCAGATATGCTTGGATCGCCACAGAAGTAGCGTCGCCAACCACACGGGTAGCCTCATCGTATTCGCCGCGCAGCTGATCGATAGCGACTTGCTTCTCATAGATCTGCTGCTGCAGATCGGCGACTTGCTTTTGCAGGCCAGCGACTTCGGCCACGCCGTCATCGATGCGCTGTTTCAATTCATCAGTATTGGACATATTGCAGTGTTCCTGTTCCGTATCTAAGTTCTTCGATCTTGAGCGGTTTCCAGTATCGATTGTTATCGGCGATGGTTACCCCGGTGAGATTATACGCGTTGATTGCAGATAGCAAAATCGACGGCTGCTCATTGAACTGCACAAGTGTGTTGTTCCTGATCAGGATATCCTTCATGCTGCCTTTGGCGAAATTATCGTCAGGAGAAGCATTAAAACCGTAATGGACACGAGAGCCAGATTTGCTATTCCAATCACTTTCCACAGCAATGTATACGCGTTCTGGCGACGCTTCCACATGGTTATTTTCGACCACACACCCATCTGCTTGTACGCCAAGGTAGATGGCGTACCGTGTGTTCGTGACGTACATCTCGTTGCTGACGAAGCGGTTGTATTTCGCTGCGACATAGCTTTGCAGGATGCCCTGTCCTTGAGTCACTGAGGAGAAGATGCGATTGCTCGCGATCGTGTTGTACGAAGCCCCGTAGGCGATGTGAATGCCGCTGGAGATGTTGTCCCGGATGACGTTATTGCGGATCGTATTGTAGTTGGATTGGTCTTGACACGACACGCCGCGCTTGTTGTTTATGAACGTATTGTTTTCCACGTAGCAGTGGTGGGCAGCAGAGAGCGATACTCCGTAGTAGCCGCCGGTGCAGTAATTGCCAGCCACGATGCTATTGGTCAGCGGCACGATAGACGGGAG